GTTTCATCGTCAAAACGTATACGGCTTTAAATTGGCTGCTATGCGTTTTGACAGTGGAACCCCAATATTTATAGGGAAGGAGGTAAAACGATGGGATACGAACTAAAAAACGCCAATATCAGTTATATTTCACTAGTTACAAAGGGCGCAAACGGTCGTCAATTTGCCATTATGAAAAGTGAATCTGCTAAACAACCAAATATATCAAAGCAAGTTCCAATCCTTAAGACAGAAGAAGAGAAGCAGCTTGTTACAGGTGTTGTATATGAACCAGATGTAGAAGATTCACATGGGGATATTATGACCGCAGAAGAAATAGAAAAGGCTGCTTATACCTTTATGGAAAATTACCAACACATCGACAAGCAACATGATGAAATCGCTGGTAAAGGGACTGTGGTTGAAAACTGGATTGCTAAAAGTGATATGACAGTAGGTGAACAAGAAGTAAAAGCAGGAACATGGCTTATGACTGTTCGTGTTGATGATACAGACACCTGGGAAGAAATTAAAAAGGGTGATGTAACTGGCTTTTCAATGGGTGGATTTGGTGAACGTGTAGAAATCACGAAAGCAGATGATCTTACTCATGAAGAGAAAGGTATTATTCGTAAAATGGTCGGTTTCTTCAAAGGTGAAAAACACGATATTAAAAAAGGAGAAGTAAAAGATCGTTTTGTAGACGAAAGACAGAACCGCGATTTACGTGCCGTTTTTAATTTGTTCGAAGATGTGTTCTATTGGGAGATTTGGGAGAATAATCCCGATATCGACCGAATGACAACTGCTCTTGATGATATGAAGGAAATTCTTTCTTCTATTAAAGGTGGTTATACCATCGCGAAATCAGAAGATAGTGTACAAGCAGAGAGCATTGTATTAGAAAGTATTAAAAAAGCTGGGAAAGTATTATCCCAAAAGAATCATGCGAAATTAGATGAAGCATTAGCTTTGATTAGCGAAATAAAAGAAGCTGCTTCACCAGAGGAGGAAGAGGAAATGAAAGCAGAAGATATTGCAGAGATTGTTAAACAAGCAGTAGAACCACTAGCTACTAAGTTAGAAAAGATTGAAAAACAGGTGAATGGTGAAGAGGTAGAACCGACGCCAGAAGAGCAAACAGAGGAAGAAAAAGCTGCAGCATTTATTCAAAAAGCATTAGAACCAATTACAAAGCGGCTTGAAAATATCGAAAATGCTGCTTCTATCCGTAAAGGTTTAGATCCAGATGAAGAAGTTACACCAGGACAACAACCAATAAAAAAATCAGTATTCTCAAATTTAAACTTGTAATATAAGGAGGAATAAACAATATGAACAATCAACAATTATTAAATCGTTTATCTAAAATTGAAAAGACAATTACTACAGGTTCAGTTTCTTCTGGTTTATTAAATCCAGAGCAAAGTAAAGAATTCTTTAGAATGGCATTTGACGCAACACCATTCTCTCAATTACATCGAAAAGAGATGCGTAAAGCAAAACAAGGTGTACTTGATAAAGTTGGTATTGGCGGCCGCATTCTACGTAAGAAAACAGAGAATAAAGATGAGGATTACCGTGCAGGTGTTAATACATCAACTATTCCATACAATACAAAAGCACTTCGTCTACCTTGGGAAATTACAGAAGAAACGCTGCGTGAAAATATTGAAGGTGAAGGCTTTGAAGATACTGTAATGACACTTATGTCAACTCAAACAGGTATTGATTTAGAGGACTTACACTGGAATGGTGATGTAGAATCATCTGATCCATTTTTATCAATTAACGATGGCTGGTTGAAGAAGATTCTAAAATCAAAAGAATCGCATATTATTGACCACGCTAAACTAGTAACTGGTACAGGGGAAGAAGCAAAAGCTAATGGATTTGGTAAAGGTTCGATCTTTGCTTTATCTGGTGTAATGCCAAATAAATATAAAAATAGTAATCTACGTTGGATTATGTCACCAAATCGTAGAGAAAAATGGATTGAATATTTAACAAACCGTCCAACTGGAGCGGGAGACGCTGCGTTATTAGGAGCTGGCGATCAAGTAAATAAACCAATGGGTTATGGGATTGTTACAGTTCCTTCTTTATCAGATGACATTATTATTCTTGCAGATCCACGTAACTTTATTGCTGTTAACACCTATGAGACTCGCATTCGTAAAACAACAGAAGGTAAATCTGCAGTAATGGAAGATAAACGATTCTATGTAATTCACTTTGATGATGATGCAGTAATTCAAGAAATGGATGCAGTAGCAATCCTAACAAATATTCCGGATACGTTTGGAGCTTAATATCCAGGCGTATTTTTTATGGAAAGAAACCCTTTGTTATTAGGGTTTTGAATGTATACTTTTTTGTTATTTTCTTGTTTTTAATAGAAAACGAGTTAGAGCCAATGAAACCAACAATACGAATGTAAACTTTCATGTAATAGTTTACATTCGTGAAAGGGGTGTTAATTATGAAAGTAGTTATGCTGCGATACGGTGGCACTTACACCGCTTATGGACAAAAGTTTAAGAATGGCCAAGAAGAAATAGTTGCAAATGAAAAAGCTGATTACCTTGTAAGTACTGGACATTTTGAACTTGTAAAAGAAGTCGATAAGAAGGAGAAAGAAACATAATGGATATTACCTTGCAGGACATTAAAGGCCGCGTAAATGTGCAGAAGATGCCTGATACAGTAATTCAAGAACTAATAGATTACTATGCAGTTATTGTTAGAAAGTATTTAAGAGTGAAGCCGGTGAATCCAATGAAAGAAGTCATTCAAACAAGCAAACTAGCTTGGCTTTCTTTTCCTGCTGAATCTATAGCAAAAGTAACTCATGTTAGTTCTAAACAAGATATGACCGATTCTATTACTGTAAATGGGCGTATTGTTTATGGTTTATCCGAAAATCAGTTATATGAATTCGAATATAAGATACAAGATTATGATGATCTGCAGGTACTTATGAAGAAATGTATTATTGATTTGGTTGTTTCTGCAGTAGTTCGTGCTAACTTACAAAGAAAAGGTATGAAGACATCGGAGAGTATAGGAGATTATTCGTACCAGATTAGCCCAGAAACGCTAGATGAACCAGCTACAAACAATAAGATACTCAATGGTTTAAAAGGCTTTAGAGCAAGAGTTAAGCCGGTGATGGCTACATGAATACGTACTTCGATGATGGCGATATGGATGATTTATATATTCATGAGGTAGTAGTAAAACGAAAAATGAAAAAGAAACAATCCTCGGGTAATTATGCAGAAGTAGATGAAGACGTTTATGAGAATATGACTTGTCGTGTAACTACTAATTCTGCTGCTGATAATGAGAGGTTTAAGCGTGATAAACAAAATTTCGATACAACCTTTAAGATATATGCACCTGCTTCCTACAAAATTAAACCTAATGATCGTATCCATTTCAAAAGTGAAGAATTAGGCGTTGATTATATGTTTGAAGTAAAAGGCGAACCACGTAATCCTGCATTTATGAATCATCACATTGAAATTTATTGTGAAAAGGTATGATTCTATATGGCGAATTCAGTAGAAATTGAGTACTCAAGCAATATGGAGCAAGTAAAGACACATATTAATGCTATGTGTGTTGAAAAGGTCACAGCAGCATCTATTCATTTGCAAAATCAAGTTAAGAAGAACCTCACAGGCAGCCGTAGCGGTAAGCAATACAAAATACCTCATACGAGTCGTAAATATACTGCTTCTAAACCAGGTGAAGCTCCTGCTGTTCGTACCGGTGACTTGTTAAATTCGATTAAATACAATGTTAAACGGTCACAATCAGAGGTATTGGGTGCAGTAGGGAGCGATTTGAAAAAAGCGATATGGCTTGAAACTGGTACAAGTCATATGGAAGCCCGTCCATTCCTATTAAAAGCGTTTGAAAAAGAACGTAGAGAACTTAAAAGAATGATGGGAGGGTAATACATGTCTAACGCTATTGCAGCTATTAGAATGCTTGTAGAGAACGATGAAATAATAAAAGCTAATCTATCAGAATATGGTGAAGGCGAGGACAAAGGCCCTGCTCTTACATTCCAAACCGCACAAGATGATATGAACATGCCTTATGCAGTTATAAGAATTGAAGCAAATAATCCGGATGACGTTGAAATTATAGACCGAATGATTCTTAATTTTGATGTGTATTGTGATAACGGGGATTATGATAAGGCAAATGCAATTGCTACACGTATTGAGAAGTTACTAGATAGAGAAGTCGGTTTAAAAGATGATGGGATACTTTCTATACATCGTGCAGGTAGTATCCCTGTACCAGATGAAGACCCATCTATCATTCATATAAATGTAAAATTTCTTGTCCGAACCATGCGAACGGACTTGTATTAGGGGGTAGGACAAATGAGCTGGAAATTAATTAATGGTGTCCGTGAAGGGACTACTGATAATTTTGTTATCGGTCCTGGTGTCATGTACAAAGGGTTTAAAAGTGTAAAGGAATTAGGTGAACTTGTAGGAGCGACTACAGGCGGAACTAAAGTGGGTTTTGATCGTGAGTATTATGATGCAGATATTGATGGTGTGCTAGGTAAAATGGTGCGTGGTAAGTGGTTATTAAAAGATGAACCGCATGTAGAACTTACATTAGTGGAGTTTACAAAAGAAAACCTGCAGTTAGCTTTACCTGGGATGACGGTAGATAGTACAACTGAAACTGATTACGATATTATGAAACCTTCAAATGATATTCCTGATTCAAACTATCATGATATTGCACTCATTGGTATGATTTCGGGTAGTGAATTACCTGTTATATTCGTAATTCGTAATGCAATGGTTGTTTCTTCTATTGAGGTGGATCTAAAAGACGGTAAAGGAACGGTTGGTTTGAAATGTAAATTTATCGGTCATTACAGTGAATCTGCACCAACTACACCACCATACGAAATCTATTTACCAAAGAAAAAGAAAGCAACAGTACAAAAAGCACCGGCTACCGCATAAATGGTAGTCGGTTTTCTATTGCATAAAACGAGCTGAATACAAAAAAAGGAGCGGACAAAATGACTTCTATATTAGAAAAAATGATGAATACCGGTACAGAAATAACAATTTTAGGCGAAAAAGTAACAATGCGACGATTAAATGTAACAGACGTTTGGCGATTCGCTAAGATTATTTCGAAGGTTGGACGTAGCGCAATAGTTAACTTTGCTGATTTTGGTAAGGATAAGCAAGCAATGGATGAACTTACTAAAGCAGCAGAATCTCTTCCAGAAGAAGAAAAACAAGCGCAATTAGTTGCACTTAAAGAGAAGCAGCAACAAAAAGGATTAGAATTTGCTTTCCGTGTTCTAACGATGATTCCTGCTTGTGAAGATGATTTTACAGAGTTCTTTGCTAGTTTATTAAAAGTAAAAGCCGAAGAATTTAGACAGTTCCCTCCGGAAGCAATGGTTTCTGTTATTCAAGGATTACTGGAAAGTGAAGACTTAATGACTTTTTTCAACCAGGTCAAGGGACTCGTGAAAGTTCAGAGCGAGAAATGGAGCCAATCAGCAGCAGCGCCAATCCTAGCGTAAATGAAGACTCAGATGAATATTTAGAGGAAGCAGAACAAAATATGTTACGTGCTTTCGATAAGATCCAAAAACGGTATGGATGGACAGATGATTATGTCTTATCAATACCGTATTCGCGTTTAATGGACCTGTTTTCTTTAATTGCACGAGAAGAGCAGCAAGAAGAGCTAAATGAGTGGAAGAAGATGGCGTTCATTGGCTTTCAAACTCGTCAGCTTGAAGAAGGTACTACTTTCAATGATTATCTTCAAGCCTTTGGGCTCACTGACAACCAGGGCGATAAAGAATCGTCTTATAAAATGGGTGAAGTATGGACGAAAGAAGAATGTGAAGCGCATGTTGAGCAGATCATGGCCCACTTCCAAGAAGACGAAGACGATGAAGATGCAGAATAAAATGGTTATCGGCCCCGTGAAAGGGGGTGCGTAAATGTTATCTGAAATGTTCCAACTGTTCGGAACGATTGGTATTAAAGCAGAAGGCGCTTATAAAGATTTACAACAATTCGAAGATCGAGTACAAAAGACTGCAAATGGAATGCATGATAAATTCCAAAAGGCAGGGGAATCAATTAGTCATGTAGGTAACAAAATGAAAGATGTTGGTACAAACATGACAACGGGCGTTTCCTTACCTTTAGCTGGTATCGGTGCTGCAGCTGTAAAAGTGGCTTCTGATTTCGATACTTCTCAAAGAAACATCCAATCTTCTTTAGGTCTTACTGAAAAAGGTGCTGAAAACCTTGGTAAAATCGCAAAAGAAACTTGGAAAGATGGATTTGGCCAAAGTATTGAGGAAGTGGATCAGTCTCTTATAAAAGTGTATCAGAATATGAAAGACGTTCCTCACGAAGAATTAGAAGAAGCTACAAAAAGTGCTATGACATTGGGTAAAACATTTGATTCTGATATCAATGAAGTAACTCGTGGTGCAGGGCAGTTAATGAATCAGTTTGGTATTTCTTCAAAGGAAGCATTCGATTTATTTGCTGCTGGTGGACAAGAAGGTTTGAACTATTCAAATGAAATGTTTGATAATGTGGCCGAATATGCGCCATTGTACAAACAAGCCGGCTTCTCTGCTAACGAGATGTTTACCATTATGGCAAACGGGACTCGTGACGGCAGTTATAATCTCGATTACATTAACGATCTCGTAAAAGAGTTCGGTATTCGTGTGCAAGATGGTTCTAAAGGCGTATCTGATGCCTTTGCAGAAATGAGTCCAGCAACTCAAAAGGTTTGGGACAATTTCAATAAAGGTAAAGGAACTTCTGCAGATGTATTTAATGCCGTCTTAGGTGATTTAGGTAAGATGGACGATAAAGTAAAAGCAAACCAACTTGGTGTTGCTGTATTCGGTACAAAATGGGAAGACATGGGTGCTCAGGCTGTATTAGGTCTTAATAATGCAAATGGTGCGTTAGGCGATGTCGAGGGCACAATGGGAAAAATGCAGAAGACGCAGCAAGAAGCTTTTGGTGTTCGTTGGCAAAAGTTAATGCGTACTACAATGGCATCTTTAGAACCATTAGGACAAGCTATTTTAGATATTGCAGAAGTGGCACTTCCTCCAATTATTAAAGCGGTAGAAGTTGCTGCAAAGGCATTTAGTTCTATTCCTAAGCCAGTTCAAATTGGTATTGTAGCTCTTTTAGGCATGGTTGCAGTGTTAGGCCCCCTAGTCGCCATGATGGGCTTTATGACAAGTGGAGTAGGTGCATTTGTCGGTTCGTTTAGATTCCTTGTGCCGGTATTAACAAAAGTACCAATGCTATTTACAGGAATACTAAAACTTGGTCCTAGATTAATAGGTATGTTTGGAATGATAGGAAGAGCAGTAGCTTTTCTTGGAAGTTCTGCATTTGCAGGATTGTTAAAGATTGGCCCTAAACTTATCGGTATGTTTGGCGCAATAGGGAAAGCTCTAGCACTGTTGGGCAGATCCATGATGACTTTACTGATGAATCCTTGGGTGCTTGCAATCGTAGCAATTGTAGGATTAGTATATCTTATTTACAAAAACTGGGATGACATTGTTAAATACACCAAAAAAGCTGTTAAATGGATTGGTGATGTCTGCTCTAAGGCTTGGAATGCAACTGTAAAAGGTGCAAAAAAAGCATGGAATGGTTTAGGTAAGTTCTTCTCTGGATTCTGGGAAGGTACGAAAAAAATATTCAGTTCTGCAATGTCATTCATAGGTAAAATATTTTCTAAAGCTTGGGATGGTTATGTAAAAATAGTTAAATGGTATTTTAACTTGTTGAAAAATATAATCGAATTCGGTTGGAATGCTATTAAATTCATCTTCAAATTTGCATTAGATGGTTTGAAAAAAATTGTAGATGGCACATGGAAATTCATTAAGAATAGTGTCCAAAAGGCAGTTAACACCTGGAAGAAAATTTTCTCTACTGGATGGAATGCTATTAAAAGAATTTTCTCTATGACTTTAGCAATAATAAAGCAGTACGTAAAAACCGAATTCGAAAAAATGAAAAATACAATATCCAGTGTTTTTAATACGATTAAGGAAATTGTAAAGAAAGCCTGGGACGCAATTAAATCAACCTTTACTACAGTATTAAAATTCTTAAAAGATTTCGTGAAATCTTCTTGGGAATCTATTAAAGATACAATTTCTAGCGTTATGAACACAATTAAAAATGTGATTCAATCGGCTTGGAATTTTATAAAGTTTACAATCATTAATGCAGTTCGTGAATTTGTTGGGTTTGTAATTACTAATTTCAACAAATTATATAACACGATAACTGATGTTGTGGGCGGTATAAAAGAATTTATTGTTAGTAACTTTAAAACTATAAAGAAAGCAATCACTGGTGCATTTACAGGGGTTGTAGATACTGTAAAAGATGTATTCAGTAAAGTTGGTTCTATAGTAAAAAATGTAGCAAAAGATGCAGTTAGCTGGGGAAAAGATATTATTGCCGGTATTGGTGAAGGTATGTCAGGAATGGCAGATTGGCTTATAAAAAAAGCTAAAGGAGTTGTTTCGGGAATACCTAAAGCCGTATTAAAGTTCTTTGGTATTCGAAGCCCATCCCGGTTAATGATGGAATACGGGGGCTATATTACAGAAGGTCTTGGTGTAGGGATGGAAAAAATGATTCCTGCAGTAGACAAAGCTTCTGAACTATTAAATAAAGCTGTCGTACCACCTAAACCAATGAAACTAGTAACCGATGTATCTAATCAAATTGGACAAATGGGCGCACGTTCTGCTGATCTAATCGGTAAAACTGCACATCCATTTGCTGGACAAACCCACGTTGAGAAGAAAACGGATAATGGCGTAACAATTCAAAATGCTACTTTTAAAGTCTCTGTTGAAAAACTACAATCTGCAGATGACTTTGTAAAAATGAGAAAGCTGCTACAAAACGTAGTTGCTGACGATCTAATGGGAATGGCGGTGCGAAATGTATGAGTATATTAAAAACATTGCATAGAAGAGGTGGTTCATACCATCTCTTAGGGGATGCAGCAGAAGTAAAAAATACAATACGATATACGATTAATTTCTCATGGCCAGGGACATATAACTTTTCGTTTTTGTCCCAGGTTCCTATTGGTTCTGATGGCATGTTACCAGATAAGTACTTTATTGTTCGGGTAAATGGTATTGAGAGATTTAGAGCAAGAGGACCTTATGACTGGGAAGCAAGAGAAATCTTTGTAGGTGCAGGGCCACAAACAATTGAATTTACAACAATCGGTTATGGTTCCTCTGACATAGCATATATACGCGACGTACATTACTATGCATTTGGGCATGTACCTAATATCGAAAAGATTGAACAAACAAAATTACCAAAATCACTAGATGGCTTAAAATTACATAATGTCATGCATGGATACCCGCGTTCTCAAAGTGCAGGTAGCAAAGGTTGTGAAGTAGAATTCACTGTACTATTTAAAGATATCAGTTATTGGCGTGATTTCATGAGGGAAATATACCGTCCTCATATTATTACTGGTGATTACGGTACCTACGGGGGTATAATTCCGCCGAATGAAGTAGATGCAATACGAAAAGGAACGTTAGTCATAGCAAAATGTAAATTAATGTCCATGTCACAAGCAGGAGTAGGAGTTGATGGAATGTGAGAGAAGGATCTATTTCTTTAATTAGAATGTTGGGGAGCTATTTCCAAGTTGGGAATAACTCCCCTAATTTAATTGTTTATATGAAAAGAAGAGACTCTTCTTCTTACGTACAAATACAACATCGTGTAATAGGCTTAGAAGTGCAGGAGAACGCAGATCAGTTTGCTAGTACATTTACTATTACCTTTGCAAATGAATACGGTCAAATGGCTCCTGACAACTGGTATGGGAAGTTCTCTTCTATTTCAGAATGGTTTTATAACAGTGAGGTAACAAATACAAACCAGCTATATCCGCAGACTGAATTTAAAGTGTCTATTGGCTACGGTGAGGAAGCATTACCTTATATACATGGTTTTGTATCTGATGTGAAGGTAAATGCCGAAAGCGGCACGATTTCAGTAACCTGCACTACATCCTATAAGAAGGTTTTACATAAATCAGTAATCCCAACACCTGGATCAGATGAAATTGTTGCACCTACCGGTAATGTTTATGATGTTGTGAAGTTCTTCTTTGAAAAAGCAGGAGTTACATTGCACGGTAACAGAGTAAATATTCCTGGAACCAATCAGAGCTGGATTGTAGAAGGAGCAACCGGTAAGAGATTTCAAAAATGGGATGAAATTGTTCGCGATATTATAGATACAACATTCCACTATATTAAACACGAACCAGACGGAAGTTGTACATTTATGAAAATGCCAGACTATGCAATTAATGAACCTGCAAAGTTTAGTTTTAGAGAAGGGGAAAACCTTATCTCTTTAGATATGCAGCTAACTGATCAAGATATAAGTAATAGTATTGTTGTTAAATGTGGAGATTACGCAAACGGATTTCTTAATTCGTTTCTATTAAAAAATGTATCGCAGGGTGATTTACGAGAGGAAATGATAGAAGTGCCCTGGGCAACAACATTCTTTGCAAGAAGAGCGGTTGCTGCAGCATATCATTTAAAAGCTATCCAGAAGTTCAGAACATTAACGGTTGCAGTTGTTGGGGATCCAAGGATTCAATTATTCGATGTTATTTCTGTTTACAATAGAGATTCTGGTCAACAGTGGAATTACTTTGTCAAAGGGATTAATACAATGATTTCTGCAGATGATGGATTCTATCAAACTTTAGATTTAACTGTTAACTATGGGTATGAACCTGCTCCATATACAGATATAACTGGTATTACAGTAAATGTAGATACATTACGATTAAAACTTTGGGACTATGATTATGAAGATGGCGACTTATTAAATATTTATTGCAATGATAAGTTAATAGAGGAAAATTACTTTATACGTAATAATCCTACATACGTTGATATACCACTCGAATACGGTGCAAACATGATTGTTTTCGAAGGGGTACGGACTCCTTTAAGATGGCTTACCGGACGGATACAAGTATTAGATACACAAAATAATATTTTATACGATTATGGTTCTTTACCCGATTTAACATTTAAACGAGTAAATATAGATGAATCAACTGGGTATTATATCAAACGCCCAGCGAAAACTTGGGCTGTCACAAGGGTAAATTAGGGGTGATCTTATGATAATGCAAAAGAATTTATATGATCCGATTATGTATCTAATGAAAGGGTTGATTGACAGGCAAATATATAACGGCGGTAAACCAATGCCTGGAAATGACCCGAACGATGTATTTAAAGAAAGTATGACAGAAGGCTATACCCTTATTCGTGATGGTGCTCGTTTATCTGCAGTTGATGGAGATAAATATTTACACTATGATTTAGCCTTTAATTCACAAGGTATGCTAGAAAAGGTTCTTATCTCTCATAAAGTAACCGGAAAAGAAATGGAGATACAATTAATATACAATGCACAAAAACAATTAGAGCGTGTGCAGCCGAGACTCCTTAATAAAGGTAACGGTATACTATCTGATTTACCAATTCCCGATGTGTCGTAATGATGCACGGGAATTTTTTAATACACGAAAAAGGGTGATTGCTCTTGTTTGAAACAACCTATTTAGCCGGTGGCCGATTAGATCCACCTTTTCATCCAACTAAAACAGAACCATTCATACCAGGTTTCATTATGGATTCCACATCATTTAAAACAGATGAAGTGAAATATACATTACCTGCAGATATGGAGATTTACGCAATTAGTGTTAGTTCTTCCATTTACGAATTAGATGATAAATGGGATTTAATCGTAAACGGGCAAACCGTTTGCCAAGATATTTATACAAAGCGGCTTCCGGAAGGGATGCACTTTATGGTTTATAAAGCAGTTAAAGCAGGAGACACAATTGTATTTCGATTCCATAACCAAGGAATTCTTGATAAAACAGTTTGGTTTGAATTGCACTTTTTAAGATAAGGGGGCGTATTGATGAGTTTTGCTGTTACCTATATGGCTGGTGGAAGATTTGACGCACCTTACTTCCCAACAAAAACAGAGCCATTCATACAAGGGCGAAGAATTGGTATACATGATGAAATTCATGTAGATAAGTTTTCACTACCATTCGAAACAGAAATGATTGCTTTTTCTGTTGCTGCTTCACATTACAGTGACTCGGACTACTGGAATTTATTTATTAATGGCCAACAAGTATTTAAAGAGGTTTATGTAAAAGATGTGCCGGAGGGATTTAATTTCTCCATTGTAAAACCTATACCTGCTAATGCAGAGCTAAAGTTCGAATACCACAATGCATCCGCAGAGAAAAAGGTTATATGGCTTAATTACCAACTATTAAGAGATTAGGAGCGTGTAATAGATGGCATACGTTGAAAAAATGTATACAGAAGGCGAATTCCAAGACGAAATTGTTAAATTGGTAATCGCTAACGGATGGAAGAAAGTAAAATCATTTTTCAGATCTGTTTATCCAGATATGGAACAGAAATCTGACGATGATACAAAATTTGAATTTGGCATGAGTAAACACATGTTAGTGAAGAACAATAGCGGTTCTATTTATGGGATTGCTCAAATTTCAAAATGGTCACTTAAAAAGTCAGAGATAAAATACAACTTCACAAATGAAGAAGGAAAGAAAGCTTTTGCCGAAGACGGTAAAAAACGTCTAGAAAGTGGCAGGGATCGTTCTTGTTTTTATGTTTATATGATTGAAAAAGAACCAAGCGTTGTTGATGAAGGTATACTTGTTCTTCCTTATGAATCTAATAAATTTGAAAAAATATTATTAGATGTGGAATTAACTAAGATAACAGTTACTACAAAAGTAAGTCCAAGTGGTGGCGGTACATATAAAGTTTACTCTTATGATGAAGCAGAGACACAAGTCATGATGTCTCCTTGGGTGAAAGTAACATTGCGAAATACGAATATCCAAGGTGTCGATGCTCAAACAAATTGGTGGCCAGATTCATTAGTGCGAATTAATGGCCAAGTTGATGAAAGTCGCGTTGTTTTATTAATACAAGCAGATAATACACCAGCTTTTGAAAACAATGTAGTTCCAGTTACTCCGCTTTATATGGGCCAATTAGAAAGTTACGCTAACGATGATACATTAGGGGATGCATTATGGGCAGGAACCGCATTTGATACCGGGAACGAAGCAGCATCACACAAATTCGATTTTAACGATACGACACCATATAGAAATGTAGAAAATTACATGCCTGTCATGAAGTCTTATCCACGTTCTCCTGGTAACGGTATTGATAATGTAATTATTAAACGTTCACGATTAGGAGCAAGGTACCAGGCTCATTTTATTGCTTGGAATGTAGCGCCTAATGCAATGCCACCAGATCGCGTTGGTAAAGATGGCGGTCAATATTCACTAGCATGGCAGTCACAAGATAATGACGAATACAAATATCAATTTAACCCGTCTGTTTATAGCAATAAAGTACATACTTCTCGTGCTTATATTGTGCATCCAGATGAAGGTGTACGTGGATATTTACCTTATATGATCCTATTGTCTCCGCTAGGTCTATTAAATGGCGATAGATTAAAAGTTAGAAAGAATACTTGTCCGGATTCACACGACATTTACAAATTCTTTAATGTAGATGCTATTTCACCAATTACAAAAAGACCTGCTACGGCGTATCGTCCTGCTGGGTTAGGTATTTTTGAGAAAACAGTATAAAGGAGTGTACATATATGTGGTTTGATAAAGTCGTATATTTACAAACATTACCGCAAGAATTAGAAAAACTATTTGCTGATAACGGTTGGAAACGAACGCTATTTTTCCAAATTAAGAGCGGCATTTCAAAATTTATTGATGTAAGGTTGTTTGAATCGTTAGGAAGTGATGGCGAACGCAGAAGATTCGGTATAGCAAATGCGTATGACACTGCGGATTCTGATTTCACTGATAGCCGGTTTATTTCTGCAGATTCTCCACTAGGTAAATTAGGGATGGGGGATGGCGTGAAGAAAGATTTCTCTATCCCTGTTTCTCCTGTTCTTGGCCCTTCTGTCATTGTATATGTAAATGGGTTTGAACAAGAAAAGAGTAAATATAAGGTGGATGCAACTACAGGAAAAGTAACATTTACTACCGCTATTGCAAAAGGCGATAAAGTAACATGCGAATATAGATTAGCTACCAACACATATGAGCCAAACAATGACATGCTGCTGTTCACTTTCAATCGATACTTTATTGAAAAAGAGATCCTTTCCGGTGATAAATTAGGGGAATTAGGAAAAGGAAATGGAACAAAAAAGAACTTCGCATTACCATTCCCTAACTTTGACGAAAGCAGGACCGTAGTTTACAAGGATAATACTATTGTTGATCCTAGCGAGTACTCGTTCACTGAAACGGAAATTGTATTTAAAACCGCACCTGCAGCAGATACAACAATTAAGATTAGCGGTATTTATTTCTTATTACCAAAAGAAGACGGAACACTGGATACATTAACGGCAAAAACAAGTTTCGATGTACAAAAGATGGAAAGTATTATGGGCGAAGTATATTCTACGATTAATTTTGTGAATCCATCGCCTTATACATCAATTAGTTTTACACCGGAGCAACGTTTCTCTAAAGAATTAAATCGCGACTCTGTTGTTTATCTGTATGGGAATGCAAACAAGGACCGCTTAATTATGTTTATGCGTGTAGATCCAACGCCAAATCCAGTTCGTGCATTATTTGTTCCGTTGTATATTGGAAAATTATATACATTCGATGTTGCACCAAGAAAAAACATGATTATTTTAAGCGGCTGCAGACCAGGCGACCAATTTGTATATTCACCAAATAAGAAAATCGGTAATGCGCCACTTGATTATGGTTCTGATACATCAAACGGAAATGAAACGGTTCAATTATCACAATCAAGTACAGGAGCCATGTACCAGCATCATTATTTAGCTTTCATTACTCATGATATGTCAGTAGATAGTGGCCAAGGACGCTTTAATCCATCGGTTTATAGTGGTAAATACCATTTATCTCAAATTTATATTGTGCATCCAAATGATGGATACGTTGGAAAACTGGATGACGTATATGCGGTTCATCCAAAGAATATCCAGCAAGCTGATGAGCTAGAAATTGAAAAAACAGTTGTAGATGAAGTACTTGGTCAAGGTGATGGCCACCGTAAAGTATTTCATTTAGAACATAAACCAAAGGGCGAAACGTTACGATTATTCATTTCATGTAAAGAAGTAGAAAAAACAGATTATGTATACAATGCAGAGGATAAGACCGTTACATTTAACGAAGCACCGGTTATTGGTTCTGAAATCACAGGCGCTTATGAAATGGCCCAATTATATCGTTATACATTACCAACAACGCCGGTTTGTCCTATGACACAAGCGAAAGCAACACCATTTAATCCAATTGGTTTAGCAATCTACAAAGAAGATATTTAAGCATAAGGGGGTAGCAGAAGAATGAGTGAAAAAGTTTATTCTATTGCTTCCCCTTCTATATGTACCAAAGAAAAAAGTCATGTTGTTGTCGTTGGTTCTGGACCTAATCAGAATGAAAAAGTTTATTCTTTTTCTATTACACCTGCGAATACAGAAAATAAAAATGATGTCGATTATCCAGTTTGTATTGCTCCTTATGCGAGATATAAGGCTGTTAAAGAAGATAACGCAGGAGTAACTGCCACAAAAGTAAGAGCAAAAGGGATTTTAACAGATGTTGTAGAGAATGCATTGCGACAAATAGAGGTAGAAGCCTTCATTTCAAATGCAACTGATTCTGATTTAAATCGAAATATAAATGTGGCCAACATTGAAATGCAGCATTCGCAACGAATGGACAGTATTTCTGTTCAACTAATTTCAGCAGAAGAATCAACACAACATAGACGAATTTTCGATATAAACCATATCGAAGGGGTAGAGAGCGAAAAACCAAGTGAGATAGAAGCAATGGTACACGCTTCTGATGTAACAAATCTTATAACGAATGAATATGAAGTTGCGCCGATCATACAGCAGGATTTACTAAAAGGTAAGTTACGTGAATTCGCTGCAGGTGTGGAAGTATTACCAGAATGGGTAAATGTTGCACGTATTGTATACGGTGAGGGTTTTTATAATGACCTTATGGCAGACAGAGTTACAACGGATTATGAAGCTGTATCAATGCATAATGAAACGAGCGAGATTGTTACCAGGGAGCTAAAAGCTACACATGCAGAGGTTACTTTATCTAATGCAGTTCCAAATATATTCCCTGTATCTATTGCCGAAAATGAAACTGGTGATATACAGCAAAAAGAAATACTTCTTCATGCTCCGGCACAATTCGAATTTTGTACAAAAGAGCGAGAAGTCAAAGGAATCATAGAAGAATTTGATTTGTTCAATGGTATGGGTATACCGGTTTATCTTCCGGATTATGATTTATTCGCTCGTATGCAAAGAGACATTGAAACGTCTATTGCTAAACAATATGAGTTGAATCGTGTAGAAGAAATTGAAAATGTGGACCTGCTTCCTTATGAAGATATTGAAAGTGCGTATTTAATTCGTGACATAGATGTAGCTCAAATTAACCTGGATCACTCTATTCGAACAAAGGAACTTGCAGCAGATGTTATCGCAAGTAACGACGTAAGCAAGAAAATAAATATATTCGATTCTGAAAGAAATGAATCCGCATCATTTACAAGAACAAAAGAACAGTATGCGAATGTAGATACAATACACACATTTGAACGTATAGTAGAAACACTTGATTCTGTTTATGCCGATCAACAAGAATTCGCAAATAAAGAAAATGTATTTACTGTAGCTATAGAGGTAGGACAAGAAGTTGAAAATACTTCACGGATATTATCTGTTAAAGACATTTCCGAAACTGACGATGCGAATAAATCGCAAAACATATTCGAGATACAGACAATTGTCACAGAAGAAGCAGAAAGGTTACATGAAATAAATGCCGGTATTACTGATGCAGATTATTCTCATCGTATCTTAAAAGAATTACAAGGCGTATCGCCAAACGTTACATTTGCAGAAGTGAAAAATGAGCTACAAGCAACTGTAGTTGAACTGGAACAAGCTGATAAAGAAGATACTCCAGTACTTACACATGTTGATGAAATTTCTTCATTTGGATTAAAAGAACGCGTACTTATTACTGATGTAAATACTGATGAAGTGGCCAATAAAACCGAAAAAGAATTACAAACTACCATAGAAGAGTTTGATTTATTTGAGGGCCTTGGTATTCCTGTATATCTTCCAGAATTCGATTTGTTTGGCCGTGTTCAAAAAGAACTAGAAACACGTATTGCCTTACTTAATGATTCATCTAAATCACTAAATGTGATGCAAATGAAGCTAGATCAAACAATTGAATCTGAAAAAGCAATAAAAGAACATACAACTGCAGTAATTGAAGAAGTAGCTTCAGACATCGTTCCAGTTATCTTAGATGCTGAACACATAACTTTAGACATTTCTTACAAACAAGATTCACAACAAGCCCTTATTACAGAGCAAGAAGCTTTTACCGGTATACGTGAATTTGAAGGCGGAATTATCTCTGATATAACACCGGCTGATAAAGAAGTTATAACAGCCGATACAAATGTAATTGAAACAGTAGATGCAGCAAGGGAATCTGAACGGTATGCAATCGTTAGTGAACATGAATTATTAGAGCGACAGACTAGCATAGAAGCTGCAACTAACGAAGGAGAGACATTTTATAGGGAACATGAATTAGAAAGCGTTACAGAGAAATATGAACGGTTTGAACGTACACCAGAAAGAGAATCAGTTCCAGAAGATAATGAGCTATTCAAAATGGAGAGAGTACTAGATACAGAAAAACCAGATGAATTAATAGTTATCGAAAAAGAAAATGATGATCCTAAGTTATGGCTGCGGCATAGTCGTCAATCCTGGTGGACAAATTCAAACTGGAAGAAAACGAGATAAGTAGGAGAGAATACAATGGCCAATCAATTAGGAAAAAGTCTACTAAACCCAGAATCCGGTTGGACACGAAAGTATTGCAGTTTAGCAAATGTAGGTCCAGGTAAGTTTTTTTACGATGTGCCACCATATGGTACTAATACTGCACAGGATGGAAAATGGGATGTAGTAGGGAAAGATGATAACCTTAGCGATGCAAGTGCCTGGTTTGTAGGGAGAGAAGAGGGCCACTCATTTTCGTTTAAGTTTACTGGAACAGCTTTACGCATAATGCTTAAAAGGTGGCGTGAACACAGATTTAACATTGAAGTCAGTATTGATGGAACTAAGTTTACTGGTTCGGTTCCTGCTACTTCTAGTTCTTTTCATGTTTGTTTTGAAAAACTAAATTTAGTGAAAGGTGAGCATCTCGTTACAGTTACAGCAAAAGGTTCCGCTCTACCACCAGGAACACCTGGACTTATTTATACATTTTTAGCTGCTATTGATTACGCAGATTTAGGTGCTAAAGTTGGTGATATATTAAAAGAACCAGAACCAGATTGGAAACGGTTTGATGATACGGATAGCAATATCAAATACGAGGGCGTATGGGCAGATTTAATTCATAGTGATTTTTATAACTCGACTTCGCACTATAAACACAGTACGTCAAACAATCCACCTGATAAGAATCCAGTTTCACTCAAGTTCAATTTTATGGGTACAAGAGTTAGAATTATTGGTGTTATGAACATGTCGTATGATGCTAACGCTACGATACTAGTTGATGGAGTAGAAGAAATAATTAACTTCTTTAAGCCTGCTGGTCAATCTTCATCCTTACAGACACTAGTATATGAGAAGGTAGGTCTAATGAACCAAGAGCATACTGTTGAAATAAAAGGATATTTTATAAATCTTGATGCAATTGACATCGATGCTGACGGAAAGTTAGGTCCTTTTAATCATAAAAAAGAAAAAGTATCCTTATACGAAAAAGAAAGCGGAAAAATATTTGTAGATGATTTTGATTCCATAAATCCAAAATGGCTTATGTCACCATCAAATGCATTTAACAATGCTGTTAAAAAAGGATTCTTACGTATGAATCATTCTACAGATAAAGACGTTATGCTTTTAATCGATAAACCACAAAGTAACTTTGCAATCCAGGTTATTGTGGATTATGCTCCTACAAAAGAAGGAGATGAAGGCGGCTTACTGATCTATCAAAACGAAAAGAATAAAGTTGAGTTTCTTGAATCATATTCTTCTAATAGTTCACAAAGCAATAAAGAGTGGATGGCAATATGTAAGGAAGATCAATGGGACTTTTATACAAAGACAGATACATTTTTTGATTATGCGGATAACGATTCATTGGCAGCAAAAAGAATTGGTGTTGTTTTAAAAAGAGGAACTGCAGAGGAATTTGTACCACTAGACATCAATAAAATTATTATGACAACAAGCAATATGTTACGTCTGCGCCAACTATATGAAAATTATAAGGTTGTATTAAAAGATACTGCAGATAATATCCTGTCTACTAACATTGTAGCTGTAGCTCATACAGGCATTGATATTCTACTTCCTTCTTTAGAGTTTGAGGGAATCATAGAAATATATGATGAAGAAAACGAACTAATAGCAAAGAAACAAGCTACCTTTTACGGTGGGGATATGTATTGCATGGGTTCATCCCTGCAAATCAAAATGAATAGCGCAGAATTAAATACAACGGATCCAACGAACTTAGGTTACATGGTGAATAATGAGCGTGTTGTAAAAATGACAATCGTAAATGATAACATCGGTGCTGCTACAAATATAAAACTATCCATTCAACAGTACATGGAGAAAGTCGGTTACACCTGGGCGCTTATTTCGTTAGATGGGACAAGCTATTCAAATGAAATACAGATTGATTCAGTAACCGCACAAAGTACGCGTGATTTTTGGGTAAAGGTTGTGAAGGATACAAATTTCCTAGCATTCGAACCAATTTATTTTAATATTCATCTAAAACACAATTGAGGTGAATACAATATGGGAACTGTAATGAAATTATATAGATATACATCGGAAAGTGAGATTACACCATCAATCCTTATTGAGAGGAATATAAAAATTACAATTGAACCAGGAAAAACTCTATATGCTCCACTAGATGTAGGTTGTAACAAATACGATATTCGCACGATTCAAGTTACAAATGATTCAAATGTTGAAGCAATGTTATTTATGTACGATCAAAAAGAGAATGGGAATCAAATCTATAAAAGTTTATCCGAAAAAAGAACGTATGATATTTTATCCATTCCTTGCGAGGATAAAGATCATACAAACAAGGTCCATCTTTATATAGAAAATAGGGGCGTAGCAAACTCTACTTTTAATGTTTCTATGAAAGCGATACGTTTAAGTTAAGGAGGAACATACAGAATGACAAATAAAATTTGTAAGTTACACAGACTAGAACGAAGAGAAGTCTTTATGAAGATTATTGATGAAATGAAAAAGGCTGGATGGCAGCAATTAAATGCTGATGCGCCATCAAAAGATAAAATTTACGTCATGTACTCAAGCGGTAACGACGGTATGAAGAACCATTCTATAGAATTGCGCCCATTCGATCACGTCACTGCAAGTAGCCAAGATATTATAGCAGGAGTATATAGGGACTATGATATAAGAGATCCTGGTAAGTCTGCTACTGATGCAAGCTTTAGATTAATTGAACGATATGATAAAGAGAAGGATATTACTTTTGGAGGACCTGGTTCGTTTTACCCATTATGTTTTCATCAAGGGAAAACAACTAACAACGCTAGTATTACTACTATTAGTAAACCAATTGCTATGGTGGACCTATATTTATACGTTGATAAAGACATTGTTATCTATTGTGTTTATGAAAACGATGATAATCTTCCAGAACGAAAAGGGAAGACTGTAATAGGATTATTTGGTATTCCAGATGAACTATATCAACAAGAACAATTCACACCTATATCTTCTCCTTTTAGTGTATTGGTGAGCGTTTGTCCAAAATGGGACCCTTATGCAGCACTGGTGGCTGCTAGAAGTAAACTTATATATGAGGGATTAAAAAATGTTTCTGTTCCTATTTTCATTTGGGATAAGGTATTTTTAAAGGCACCATCTTTAGAAGGAAATATAATATTTACATCATTTTTCATGGGAGATAACGTAGATGGATTAAGAGCAAAATTTGATGGCCTTTACACATATAGAGGTTCAAATTTTGTAATTGGCGATATCGTTGAAATTTCTCAAGATGGAGAAGTCCAGAAATATAAATTATTTAACACCTACTACTCAAATGTATGGAGTTCATTTTCAGAGTACAACATTGCATTAAGAGTAGAATAAGGCTGGTGATTTTATGACAATAAAAGGCATAATAATTCAACCAAAAACACTGTATCCAACCGTACAACGTAAACCACAAATACGCAAAGGCTCAAAATTAGAAATCAGTGAAATGTATATTACAGGGGTGAGGCAAACCGCCACACGAAAAGGGGTTATGTTTAATTTCTCCCGAAACGAAAGCAAAACTACTGAAAAAGCAGTAATGAAACCACCACGTACTGAACCACTAGAATACGCGTGGAAGAAAATGAACATATAACTTTATCGAAATTGAGCGTGCTGCAGCAGGCTTTTTTATTTTGGTCAAAATTTGAAAGACCAACTATGAAAAGTCAAGGGGACATTTTCAAAAAATATTGCTAGAGGATTTTGAAAATAAATCCACTGGATTCGATAGGAAGTGGCTAAACGTCTTCATAAAGTATTCATACAACGCTATATCATTTAACTATTGGTTCATCTAAAAAAGGGCACACCAAATAAACCTAAGGGTTTTCAAAAAAATGAAAGAATCAAGTTTCTACTGGTGAATGTGGAGGAACTTCATACGGTTTATTGCTTTTAAGAATGGCGTAGATAATGTAACACAGCTTTCTAGCTACGGCTCCTATACAAACATAGTAGTGCTTTCCTTGCTTTCGTTTCTTTTCATAAAAGGCTTTTAATACAGGGTCATGTTTATGAGCTGTAATAGCCGCCTGGAATAAGGCTCTACGCAAATGAGAAGAACCACGCTTGGATATAGACGTACCTGAGGATTCAAATTGCCCAGATTGGGACACAGAGGCATCGATGCCTGCGTAAGCGACAAGTTTAGATGGTTTGTCAAAGCGGTGTATATCCCCAATTTCACTTAGTATAGTGGCACCTAAAATCGGTCCAACGCCAGGTATTGTCATGATAGGAGTATCTAAATCAATTAAAAGTTGTGACATTTCTTCTTCACACTCTTTGATTTGATCTTCGATAAAACGAATTTGCTCCATCAACATTTTTAGTTGAAAGGAAAAAGCGTTTTTACAGAAGGTAACACCAAACGAATTAGAGGCTAATTCCATTAGTTTGTTGGCTGTTTTCTTCCCAAGTCGGTTACGACTGGTTTGCTCAATTATTTGTGTTAAATCATCAATAGATATCTGTTCATAGTCACTGGGAGAGGAATATTCAAGTAAGATTTGTGAAGAAGTTTTACCAAAAACATCCGAAAAGATGCTTTGGTACTCTGGGAAAGTCTGATCTAATACGACAAGAGCTTTTCGTTTTAAATCACTCATATTACTTACAAGCGCATTACGAAAGCGGCTCATTTGTTTTAGAGCGAACATTTTCTCGTCCACAAGTGGGGTTTCAACAAAACGGCCGAATCGAATGATATCGGCAATCATAGTGGCATCAATGGCGTCTGTTTTCCGCTTTCTAATTTCTGTGCCTTTTCGCCAGGCATTGGTTTGAATTGGGTTTAATACAACGACTGAGAAGCCATGATCCAGTAGAAAAGAATAAACGGCTAACCAATAATGTCCTGTTGCCTCCATTCCAATCATTATTTCTGTAGGAGACTCAATGTATCGGTACATCCAATTTAATAGTGCTTGTCCACCTTCTTTGTGATTCCGAAAGGGAAATGGCTTAGTAATAGGTTTTCCAGTTTGATCGATAATGGACGCATAATGTTTATGTTTAGCGATATCAATACCTAAATAGAACATAGCTTACACCCCTATTTTAATCAGTGTTAGATAGTGTTGTCCTCCTCTGAACTAATAAGCGCTACTACCTCGTAAGAGATACGAAGAATGACCAATGGTCATCAACATCCAACTCATTCGTAAACTACTTATTAGACAGAGGTACCATTCTTTCAACCGAATACAAAGATTCAAGGAGGTGGTCGGCAACACTCTATCTACAAATTTAAGTATCTCATAAAAATAGATACTCTTGGGTTTATAGGTACATCCCGTCCCTAAAAAACCTAACTTAATCATACGAGGAGGTGAGAACTTGGAAAGAATTCACGAACTCATCAAGGCATTGAATATAAGCGATGTTATTACAAGTACTCAATTTAAAGTAGGTGGTGCTATAGGTGGTGGATTAGGAACAATAATTAATTTGTTATACGGTAAAGCGAACTTAATTTGGATATCGATCTATTGCTGGATTATCATGCTCGACTGGATTACGGGAAGTAAAGCTTCAAAGCTAGATGGAACATACTCATCACAATATGGAATTGAGGGCATCACGAGAACCGTGGTGCTTTTATCATTACCAGCTCTTGCACATTTATTTGATATTGCTCTTAAACTACCTGATTTCTTTTTCTTCATGGTAGTCGGTGGATTGAGTTACCACATTTTTAATAGTTTCGCAGCAAACTGTGCACGAATCGGCTGGGAAAAATGGATTCCTGCATGGTTATTAGAAAGTGTAGCATCCGAAATTCAAGCAAAGATCCAAAGAAGTGATGCACGAAAAGAAAAACATACTACCAAATAAAAAAATACACGCCTTACATAAGGAGAGCATTGTCAAAAGACGGTGCTCTTTTTGTTTGGCAAAAAGGGGAAAATACACAATGAAAAAACCAATTAAACTATTTAGCTCATTATTTATGACTCTATTACTCTTATTTTCGTTTGCTACGGCTTCATTTGCCGATAGAGTACTAATTATCCAAGACTTGCCGAAACAAGCATATCGCTACGGTGTGGGCGCTTATGAGGGGGTTGTAGCACATAGTACTGCAACACCAGAAGCACCAGCTATTAACATTCGAAATTATGAAGCTAGAACATGGAGAAATGCATTTGTACATTATGCTGTAGATTGGAACGAAACAGTCCAAATTGCTGATACAAAATATGTTGCTTATGGTGCTGGACCAGCTGCAAATAAAAGATTTGTTCACGTAGAACTTTCTGAAACTAGCAACCCAGATAAATTTAAATCTTCTTACGAGCGTTATGTAAAACTATTAGCTAAGATTTTAAAAGATAGAGGAATTCATCCAAGCAAAGGTTTATGGACACATAAAGATATTACTTACAAATTAGGTGGAACTGACCACGAAGATCCGATTGATTACCTTCGCAGTCACGGTGTATCAGAATCACAATTCAGAGCGGACGTACAAAAGGCGTATGAAGGCGCAACAGTTACAGTTAAACCAAAACCACAAGAACCATCTCAAAACGTTGTAGGCGAAACAGGAGTAGCTTATATTGATGGACTTAACGTAAACCTAAGAAGTGGACCATCAACAAATTATGGTGTTATCCGTCAATTAAATAAAGGAGAAGCATATCAAGTATGGGGAAAACAAGGTGATTGGTTAAATCTTGGCGGGAACCAATGGATTTATAACAACCCATCTTACATTAAATATCAAGAGGAACAAACTACTACTTCAAGTCCTGTAGTAGGAAAACGTGTTGTTTCTAAAGTGGACGACCTTCGTTTCTATGACTCTGCTTCTTGGTCTGATAAAGATGTAGCAGGAACCGTAGATGAAGGGCTTGGATTTACGATTGATGCTAAAGTATCTGTTAATGGTTCACCACAATACAAAGTACACAACAGTAAAGGCGTAACATACTATATAACTGCAAATGAAGCCTATGTGTATGTGAAGTAGAAAAAAGGGTATGCTCAAACTTGGGCATACCCTTTTTTTGTTTATTTTACGTAAAAAAATGGATTTTTTCTATAATTTAATCTACATTTATTTGACGTGAGTCAAATAAAATGCTATAATAAGAGTATAAAGAAAAGGAGGTGAACAAAGTGGATTGGATGATAATCTTAGGAACGATAACAGCGTTCATAACAATTTACTCACAACTATCTTCCGGTGTTAAAAACACAATTGATATTTACTACAAAATCAAGGAAGAAAAAGAAAAGAGTCGCTCCCGCCAAGAAAACGACTCTGAGTAAGACACCGCAAGAGAGGGAAACCTCTCTTGTACCTAAGATTATATCACATGACACTATATATTATGAAAAAAGTCATTTTTAGTAACATACCAATTCTTGTGATTTTAGGATACATCTTGTATCAAATTGATTACAACAATTTACAAACATTAGATTACATCTTCATCGTACTGTGTATACTTGCATTTGTAATGATGGTGTTTAATTTAGTAACTACCTATATCAAGGAAAAGCAGGAGAAAAAGAATGTATAAATTCGAAACCAAAGACGACTTAATTCGGTTTATTCAAGATGAAATCGTAAATACTTCGGAAGCATTAGACATTTTAGGTTGTTCACGCCAAAACTTAAATGTAATGGTTCAGAAGGAAAAAGTGAAACCAATTAAAGAGATGTCACGAGACCGATTGTATTTCAAAGAAGATATTCTAAAAAGCAAAGAACAAATGAGAAAGTAACCTTTTAATTTTAGGTTGCTTTCTCATTGTATACAAAAACTCATTAAAATCTCTCAAAGTAATTATCTATTTTTAAAGAAAATCACGCGAAATACCTATATACTAATTTTATACTATGTTTATCGGAGGGAATTTTCAGTGAGTCTAATATCAATTATTGCAACTAACAAATTTATTTCTTTTGTAGGGGATGGAAGAGCAATAAACTTAGATGGTTCCATTGCTCATGAAAATTATCAAAAAGTATTTAAAATAACGGATAAAATAATTATTGGTATGGCAGGAGATGCGGCTATTGTTGAAGTTTTAATACCAAGAATTAAAGATAATCCAGAAATAGATTTAGATAATGCTAAAAGTTGCGCTCATTCACTATTCGATATTTTAGGTAATGGTCAGGTAGAAAATAAAGACATTTCATTACTTATTGGGGGATTGGATGATTTAAACAATATTTATTATGCAGGTTTCATTCAAAGTTCCACCACACTAGAAGAAATATTACCAAACACTTATGATATCCGTTGTGCTTCTACCGTAAATGATTCAACCGCGAAGATTAATCCAAATCAAGTACTACAAAATCTTATATCAAGTTCTGTTACTACACAAAATGAATTTTTAAAATTCAATACTCAAAATGCTTTTAAAATACAAGAACAATTCAATCATTTTATAAGTGAAAACGATAAATCCGTAAATAATAATCTCACTCATAAAATAATTTTCAAATTGTAAATTAAAATCCTATCCCAAAGCAAATAAGCATGAAAATCAATCCAAAGATAAGGGATAATTTTCATGCTTATTTGTTATGCCGTCCTAACAAGAGTAAAGATATGAATTAGATGAATTTTGGATAGTAAAACTTGTACGCTGAGGTTGGGATGCCGACTTATACGTTACCTACCCAAATACACCTTTTATTTCAAGGGTTCTTGATACTCTAAATTTGTTAGGTCGGCATAACACTTTTTTCCTAACAAATTTCAACTATGGAAATGGTCCACCACAATACAAATTACACAACAGTAAAGGTGTAACATACTATATAACTGCAAATGAATCCTATGTGTATGTGAAGTAAGAGGAGAGTCGGTTCTTATGATAGGAATCGACTTTTTTTGTTGATATTCACCATAAAAAGTCTGAAAATTATGTAGAAATATACTTTGTTATTCTTTTTCCTTCCTTTTTTTGCTATTCTTTTGAGTAAGACTATTCAGAAAAAAAGGGTGGGATTTTATGCATGTTCCAGTAAAGGGGAATGAACAAATTACAAAATTACTTAATGACTGGTATCAAGCGATGTTAATGCAACGGTATGTAAAGGCGTCAAACTTGAAAGGAAAAATTGATAATATAATTAATAATTTACAACATGAAAAAGACACAAAATTACAAGACCAAAACTTATTATTATATTACTCTCTACTAGATTTTAGGTATAAAGTTCTAACTGAAGGCATTAATATTTCACCAAGTGAATTTGATAAAATTGAGAACTTCAATAAACCAGTAGACAATTATTTAGCGTATTGCTACCACTTTTATAAAGCAATACATAATACATTTTTGTCTAATTATGCAGAGGCCGGAGAACAATTTGAAGAAGCAGAATCACTTCTAAAATACGTCCCTGACGAACTAGAACAAGCAGAATTTAATTATCGTTTAGCAACATTCTACTATCAAACGTATAAGCCCCTCCCCTCTATAACGTATATAAACAAAGCAAAAACAACTTTTCATAATAAGGAAGGCTATGAGATAAACGTAGCATTATGTGAAAATGTACTAGGATTAACATGTATACAGATAAGACAATTTGAACAAGCTGAAGAACACTTAAATAAAGCAATAGATATTGTTAAAAAGGGTGATAACATAGAACTATTATTACGCCTTAGAAACAATATAGGGTGGTTATATGCTAGTCAAGGGCTTTCGTCTTTAGCTATCCGCCACTTATCAGAAGTAACAGAACATTTACCAAACCATTATAAGGCTATCTTTCTACAAGCTAAGGAACATTATAAATTGAGGGAACATACAGCAGTCAATAGGTTAATAGAACAGGGGCTAAGAACGTCTACTCAAATAGGAAATCAAGAGTATATACACAGATTTAACATATTAAAGGAATTGAATAATGAATCTGAGTTAAATACATTAGAAAGTGTAATAGAAGCAGGGATTTCTTATTTTGAAGTAGAAGGATTAACAAAGTGCGTTCAAGAATATGCTGAAATTCTCGCTACTATGTTTTATAAAGAAGCGAACGACAAAAAAGCAAGTAAGTACTTTTATATCAGCAATGAATCCAGAAAACAATTTGAAGAAAAAGGGGCGTTAGTGTGATGAAAAAGTTAAAGTCAGTATTATTACTTCCCATTATGGCAGTAGGATTTATTGCAATGGCTGAAGGTGATACACCTGCACCACAAAGACCTGATTTAGCATATAGTCACGGGCATACTGGTGGTATAAGTAAATTCGAAGCACATGGGGATCATGGTGGAGCGCCTGCTTATGACCACGGAAGACCACCTGCACCAGCGTACGAATACAGTGATGTATATATCGACCACGGAGAACATATTTAATTGCCTAAAAAAGAGGACGCTGCAAGCGCCCTCTTTTTTTGTAATATCGCACATTACGACCAGATTAATTTAGAAATAACATAAGTAGCAGCAGGGAGAAAAAACATAAGAGAAAGTGTTCCATAATACCAAATACGGTCTGATTTACATTCTTCAATACCAAACCATTCATTTAATCCCTGGTACTTTTTCGCAAAGAATGAGCGGATTGTCCCGAACAGTTCCTTTTTTCTACGTGTTTGTGGTAGAATAGGCTCACTAGTAGTTAGTTTGTAAAGGGTATTTGACATTGTTAAATCATCCTTTCAGATTTTCATAGTGTAGAGAACGCTCTTTCGTGCCGCCAAGCTGGGAAGAGCGTTCTCTTTTTATATTCAATTGTATTTACTCATTAAATTCAAATTCACCATTACCAAGTAAATCGGCTACACCATCATTAACATCATCTGAAACTTTTTCTTTTTCTGCTATGTCTTTTTTGATATCCTTAGTTTCACTTTTATGAAGCCCGCGATTTTCCTCCCGAGGTAATCTCCTACTTTCACTACCATCAATGTAATGTAACAGGACATCCATCGGTTCAGAAGTCCCACATCGTTCTGATAAAATTTGGTACACTTTCAAACATTCTTTAAGTTTATCAGTTGTATATCCTCGTTTACCTTTTCCGATTTCATCGAAATGTTCTATTAATGCACTTACTTGAACATCTACTTCTGGGTCATAATAGACTTGTAATCTTTCTTTCACTTCTTAGTCATCGCCTTTCCATACTCATGGTATCCACGTGCATTTGCTGTTTGTCCATCTTCAACTACTAAGAAGTTCGCTTCTGCACGTTCTCCGAAATAATCGTGATATAAGTGTACAATCCCACCTGTAAATACAACTTTGTCATATGATCTTAAATCAAATTTGTTATCTTGTAAGAATGTAAAAATGCTGTTGAAGTGTTTTTTAAGAATCTTTTGTACTTCGGATTTAGCTCTAACATTAATTCGGCTACCACTCACTAACAAACCATCTAATAAGATATTTTGAATGTTAGAGATAGTAAGTTCTTTCAAAGAACCGTATTCTTCAACTAACGTGTTATAAATATTAATGTAAGCTTCTTTTGCACCCTCATTATTACCAGCACGTTTAACAATCGTTTTACCTTTTAATTCAGTTACATCTAATGTTCCATGACCACAATCTACAATTAAAGTTAAATCTTTATTTGGAGTAACAGCCTTTTTAGCAACTAGATGTAAGTATGTACCGATTGGTTGTGGAATAATAGACACATTTTTAATGTCGATAATAATATCTTTATCATTAACTTTAACAACTGTACGTCCTTTTAATAATTCTTCTACAATTTTCCCTTTAGTTTTAAAGTGTTGCACTGGAAGTCCAGTTACTAAACGTTCGATTGTTACATCTTGCTTAAAGTCTTTTGCTAAAAACCCGAATATCATCTTCTTAAATTCAGGAGTCTCATAACGATCCATATCATGTTCTCCAAGAGCAGAGATTGGCTTTAACCCTAAGATCCCAACATCGTCACCAGTGAAATAAGCTTCTCCTTCACTTAATTGAAGTGTTGTAACATCTACATCATCACTGAAATAACTCTCCACATCAGCAATTACAGAAGGTTCTACAATACATTCACCATTAACAATCCTCTTCGTATATCCATTTCCTAAGTCAATTGAATACGTTTTGATTTCCATTAAGTCCATTTAAATCTCTCCTCGAGTTATATTTGAGTTTATCTTAAGTCTAAACTTATTTTACTACCAAAAATTTCAACAGTCAATTGTTTTCACACTCGAAACAAACTCTATTCAAACACCTATCAAACTTTAATTTGTACTTTTAAATAAAAAAAGAGATTCTTCACCAGAATCTCCACCAAGGTTTCTTCTTTTTTGCCGCAGCTAATAGCTTCTTCGTCTCTTGTTGTTCGCGAATCGTCTTCATGAGTAGTTCATCATGGCTATTTAAACGTTCACCAAGACGTTCCTCTGCTGATTGCACCGCTTCTTTCATATGCTGCTGTATTTCTTCTTTAAGCTCTTGTTTAATCTCTTCTCTAAGTTCTGCTTTTAATTCGTCTTTCCAATCATTAAATGCCAGCTTTTTCAGTTCCTCTAAGGCTTTCTCACGGTCATTATCTCTAATAAGAGGTGCAGGAACAGTCCCCGTTCCACCGTTCCTATCTTCTAAACTGTATTCTTCTGCTATAACTTTAGCAGCAGTGGAACGTGTCGTTCCGCTGTTCCTGATTAGAGATTGAAACTTTCGCAAAGCTAATAGATCATGTTCGGTGAAGGCCCGGTTTTCTCTGTTCTTACCGTCTTTAACTTTGATGAATTTATATCCGTTCTTCTCTAACTCTAAACACCATTTGCGCAAATAGCTATCACTTATACCAAGAGTTTCAGCAACTTCCTTTGTCCAATAGGATTTTTCTAATGAGTCACGAATCCCGTTCCACTGTTCTGTATCCATTACAATGTAATCCTCCTTCCGTTCCTAATCCAAAATTCTCCCTAAGAACGGTCAATCCTCCCTATGAAACTGAATTAATAAAAATACAGTACGTGAAATTTTATATTATAAAATATATATTTCTCTTCAATTAAAAAAATGGTAGAATATAGATACCCAGAAAGTTCTATGTAGTTTGTGAATGGAAGGCCATCGATAAGTTGTGGTCTTCTTTTTTTATATTGGTGAGCTTGTACAAGTATAATAGAAATGAATTATATAGAAAGTATCATCTTAGTGAACAAAAAGAAAAGACACATTCATAATGAATGCGCCTTTTCTTCAGCTTAATATTTCTTTAAATAATAGAGATACCGTCTAGTGTATTATATCACAAGTTAATATCGCTCAACATTTATAAATCCTTATAAATATGTATAAATTAAATCAATAGATGTCTTGTTTTTTATTTATCTACGAAAGGCTAATGGATCTTCACGGAATTTTTTATAAGTCTTAGCAGCCTTTTCTAATGTTTTATAGTTAAACTGAATTGCATGCATGTACAACATATCAATTTCAAGTCTCAAAACTAAATAAATATCATGCTCATTTTCATCTTTAAATAAATTAATAGATTTTCTAGTGGCTCAGGGTATTTAAGTAGGTGTACTGATACTTTGCTTAATAATTCTTTAGCTTCCTTTTTAATCGCCGTTCTTCTCGCATCTTCATTCTCAATATCCCGTAATTTTAAGATCACTTTTCTAACATAATCTTCTTTTTTTAGCACATCAATTTTATTATAATACGGTGCTTTATTAAATCCTTTAGCTAAAAACATTGCACGAACCTCCTGAAGTGATTTTATACCATCGTATATAGTTTTCTACTCTCTATTAGTGAGAAGGTAAGAAAGGGCCTTGTAAGTCATTTGTAATTACCCCTCAACCTTCACACCCTATTATACTTACATTGGTAATCTATCAAAGATTTCCGTCATAGTCTCCAGAAATTTCGACTTCTGCATCCTGTAGCGCTTCATCTTGCTCTGGATCTTCAGAATCAACATATTTTCTACATTTAGCATAGAGCCATATGTTCATTGGTCGGTTATTGACAATTTCGACTTCATCAAAATCAAAATCAGCATTTCTTAGCAAGTAATCCTCAATAATTTCTTGTAAATCTTCCTCATTGATTTCTAATTTTCTTTCTACAAATCCTTCATCACTATAGTATTTGTTTGGAAATACGTTGCGCATTGTCTTAAGGTCCACCCTTCATTTCTGAATTTTTATTTTGGGTATCTTTGCCCATTCCTTCAAAAAGAGGAGTAAGCTTAATTCATAAGAAATATAAACATAATTTCAAAAAGTACACTTTTTGAGGGATGAGAAAAAACACCAAACTAGCGGATCAAATTTATTTGTTGGTGGTCTAAGTGTACAAAATCCGCGTTATGTTAGTGCTCCTCCCATGCTGTTAAAACTCTTACTTTAAGTTAACTTAATTAAAAACATATACGCACCAACCTACAAATATACACGCTGCAGCTATACCAAAAAATTGTCGAGTGAAATATCCATCAAAATATCTACATACAATTATTGCTAGTATTGCAATGAGAATTATTGGAAGACCAAAATATAATGCGAGCTGCCCTCCTAATTTACTCATACTTTGATTGATAATTTCTGTACTAAATGACATATGTAAATTCCTTTCTCAGTGTTTAGTTAGTTCTAATTTTTAAAATTTCAAATCTACTATGAAATATTCTTTATTTACTTTCCTGTTTCCACTTATCAGAGATGAAATCTAACACTTCTTCTTTAGACATGTCACCATCAGTGTAGAAATAAACGATATCCCCTGCGTTCTCTCCGATTAATTGATCAATAAATTTCTCCAAAGAATCCATCGCTTCTGGGATATCAAATTCCACACCTAAGTTAGCAAAAGTTATATAGGTTTCTTGTCTTTCTTTCTCTATATCCAATAAAACAGAAATAACTTTTAATGTTTCATCTGGTGATATAACCCAAGAAAGTTCGGGTTTAATTTTTAAAAGACGGTTTGTAAATTCTTCTTTACTTTCAGTTCCGAATCGGAAGTGTTGTATATTCTCGAAATAAACATCTTTAAACACATTTTCAAGTAAAACGTTTGCTGCACCTTCAAAATCTAACATAGAAAATAATTCAAAAATAGAATCTAATCCTGCTTCTTCAAGCGGATTTAGGGCTTTAAATATTCTTTTTTCTAGTTCGATTAAGGATACTACTACATCTACTTTTCTCATGGGTTTCCCTCCATTATCTATTTTGAAACATATGCTTTTATTTCACACGCGAACCTTCTAACCAATCCATTGCATTAGCTGGATATTTTTCATCTTTGAAGAACTGTACGTCTTCTTCTGTTAGTTGATAAAGTGTTTTTTCTATCAATCTATTACTAAATTGTTTTTTAGCAAACTGATGATAAAATTTTAGTGTGTCATATGTTTCTACTGAATGAACAATTTCTACATTATTTCCGTATTCTTCTTTTAAACGATTAATTTTACCGTTCAAATCAGCAGACACTGTGTAAGTAAACTTATAGTGTCCAGAAGGGTACAAACGAATTAATACTACATATCCATGTTTTGGTTTAACGGGTTGTTCTCTTTGTGCTTTGCGTTCTTCATAAGCAATACGTTGCTGTTCTCTTTCTATCCTTCTTTTTTCTTTTAGGTCATTATTATATTCATCAATACGTGTTTGATCTATTTTTTCTACAAGGTCTAGAATTTCATTTGCTAACTTTTCCATATCATTTCGCGACCACATCAAGTCACCATATAACCTATTAGTTCCTGAAGTGACTCCAATTCCTCCATCTGTAAATGGTACAAGAGTAACCTGTCCAAAATGTTGATAATATGGATCTGATGAAAAATGTCTAGAATCATTTATACTATCAAAAATTCGTTTATTAATAGTTTTTGCTTCAAAATCCAATTCATGTAATCTATTATGGAGCGTAAGTAAATCTATGGTTTCTTTTTCGGGATCCATATTAATTAATTCTTTTTTAAGCAGATTTTCTAATATATCTTGAATTTCATTTAACGTCTTTCCTGTCATTTCAGCTACTTCGTCTAAATTGTGTTTATCCTGAAAAACTTTTGAGTGATTCAAATAAGCGTTAAGTACAATATACTCTTCAGCAGTGAAGCCAGCTTTAATATAATGCTTCGTTAATAATGATGAAATTTCAGGTATCATAAAATAAGACTCCTTTAATTTTAATCACGTTTATATTTTTTTAACACTTCCTCTAAACGTTTATGTTCTTCTTCAGAGGCTTGTCTATTGTCTTTCACAGTTGATGATTCGTTATCTTCTTTCCCAACCCAATCAGGAGTCATTTCAGTACGTATAGGTTTAGAACCTGATACTTTTGCTTTATCTGTTCTTACTTTTTGCTTTTGGCCAAGCTTAGACATTTTTTCTTCCACGACTTTTATTACATAGTTTTCAGCTGCAGTTAAATCCGTCGTTCCGATTGCCTTACATTTAGATGCTACATCGTGAATTGCTTTAATAGTTTTTTGGTTTGTAATCTCTCGTTCTTTAATCTTTTGATTCATTAAATCAAGAATTGTAGATTCTGAGATACTAACAGTAATATTTTCTTCTTCTTCAAAAGTAGATAATGAAGTATCCTTCTGAAGTAAACCTTCTGGTATTGTTCTGTCACTGTGCAAGATGGATTTTTCATCATGCAAAATGCATTTTTCACTGTGCAAAGTGGGTAGTGACGCGGTTTCTTTGGATTTTTCTTCAGTTTCAACACTATTTTTACTGTTTTTTGTAGACGTTCCTTGAGCTAAAGAATAACCTTCTAAAGCGTAGCCAAGTGTATGTAAATCGGATGCAATTTTTGTAAGGTTCACTTTTAACCAAGTCGATCTATCCCACTTTTTAGATGGATCAGGGTTATTCCCTTTTTCGATCCATCCTTCTTTAACAAAATTATTAAGTGTTCGACTAATTGTTGAAGCACTTCCCCAATCCATTAATTCAGCTAAAAGTTCATCGCCTGTTTTATAAAACCATCCGTTACGAATTTGTTTTTTCTTTTTATCAATTGCCGATTGCTTTGTGTTACGAGCTTCCATTTGCTTAATTCGTAATTTAAGATTTTTGTCCATTTTTTCTGTAATGCCAGACCAAAAGATTAAATTATTTAATAATGCTGCATCAAAATGCTTTCCTGTTAATGCTAACAATTCTTCTTTAATTACTATACGTTGCAATTCTCTTACTTCTTGTTCTTCTGTTGTTTCTAATGAATTAGACATAATAAAAAAATCCTCCAATTTTTTACCCCGACCAAAAAATGGGTACAAGAAATTAGAGGATTGTTATTCATATTTTTTTATGCTATCATATTAATAGAAATAGCAATTTAAATATGTGATAACAAACCTCGCGTTCTCATTTTCGAAAGTTGGTAGTAGGCGGCCAAACTTACGGCAACTTCGAAAATTCTGTCGGGGTTTTTTTATTTTTAATTTATATAAAAAATTTACATTTGCAATTTATGTATCTACTCTTTTAATGATAGCAGAAGTTTGTGGAAAAAAGAAGAGAAAAAGCGAAGCCCGACAATAAATGTCGGGCTTTTGTTGTGGATAAGTGGGTTTATCCACAGGAAGAATACTATTTCTTTTTAAATCGATGTATTTCGAGAATATTCTAATGATATTCCGCCTAATAGAATTGTGTGATAGACTGTAGGTAACTGTATATTGTGAGGGCGGGAGGTTGCTATCCTTTCTCTGATCTTAGAGAGAAGGGAGGTGACCGAATGGATTCTTTATTTAATTTATTGTATGACGCTGCTAAGGTATTCCTTACAGTATTTGCAACAGCTTATGCGAATGAGCTTGCGAAGAAGATTAGCAGTAAACGAAATAAAAGAACCGCCCCTAATGCCTGCAAGCGAAAGGGCGGTTCTAAACGTAAATAACTATTAGCAACCGACCACCTTGCGGTAGCAGTTACTGGAAGAGATGTTAGCGCATCTCTTCTTTTATTTTATGCAATTCAGTTAGAAGTCATACTCTAGTCATATCATAACAAATAATCAGAAAAAAGAAAAGACACTCAAAAGAGTGCCGTTCTTCGACTTGAAAACCACTTTAATTTTAATAATATGTATATGGACTCCCGTCCAAAGGTAATTTTAACATATTTTCCGAAAAATGAAAGCGTATTCTTTAACTTACTTAATTACTTTTGGATTATAAGAGTGCTCTTACACGTACGACAAGCAAGCTTCTCTTCTTTAAAAATTATTAGATTTTCAGCATTGCATTCGGGACATACTGCAGCAAACGGTGTTTTTATATTTTTATAGCATAAGAAAGAAATAGCCGCCAGGATTAGAGCAGGAATAACAAGCATCATAATTAAGAAAAGAATTGCACAAACGCCTGTAATTATGGAAAGTGGCTTCATTAGTTTTCTAGCAAAAGAATTTGCTTCGTTATCTTTTGAACGGAAAGGAGTTACTATAAAAGCCTTAACTTCTTTTTTTATAGGGGAAGATTGACCCCTTGTATGTGACCGATTATTTGGCGTGGTAGTCGTAGTGTTTTGAGTTGCTGAAGCACTTGAGCTTGTTCTTTGTTTAGGGCCTCTCTTTTTGCCTATACGTTGTTCATATGAGATTCCCGTTCCAGGCAAAGAAGTTGTAATTCTAGATCCGGATGGTCCGGTACTAATGCTAGCGCCTTTTACACCTGCACTTACTCCTACACCTTTGTGTGTAACGTTTATTTTCACACCAGGGGCAACTTTGATACTTTTACGAAACTTAAAACCCATAATATCTTATCCTCTCTATGGAAATAGTAGCTTTCTAATTAAGTATAACAAATAATTAATTCTAATATATTTATATTACGTGAAACGAGGTAAATGAAAGAGGGATAATGTTTTTTATATTAAGTTAAAAAGTACTGCTATCTTTTTGCTCTAAATGCTCAATGATAACCTTTTCTTTGCTATCTTTTAATTCCCCAATTAACTCATTATTTTCAATAAAAATACGTTCGAAAATAGGAATTTTAGTCATTTGAATAGAATTGATATTGTTCAGTTTCTTTGCTTTTCTGAAATCCTCTAAGTTGATAATCATTTTGGTAATCCTTTCTATTTTGGGAATGTATGTTCTTTTTTTCTTAAAAATAAAAGCCCAGGGAGGACTAAGTGTAGCAACATACTGACTTTTGGTATTTAAGTAATAATAATTCTTCCGGAATCCCTGTATGATGAGAGATTACATCGATAGTTTTAAACTCTTTTGCATATGCATGCCAATCCTCATCGGGAAGTAATAATTCAACTGCAAATAAATTAGCTTGTCTTTCAAATTTATCTACAGATAAGAATGTATTAGCACGTAAAAACGGAGTATTGACATGTTTATGCATTTTACAATGGCCTAATTCATGGGAGCAAGTAACAATTTGTTCGTTGATACTTAAATTTTCGTTAATGCAGATATACTGGTTTTTCTTATTATATTTATAAAAACCCATGATGCTTGGATCTAAATTTTGATAAAAAACGTGAACATTTAAACGTTCAGCTATTTCAAAAGGGTTGGTTGTATTAAATCTCGCTGCTAGTTCTAATGCTGTGTCTTTTTCGTAGTAACCCAATTGATTCTCCCTCCCCTGATTCACTCTGATTCATTTCTGTATTTCTTTGGGATGTATTTCTTATTTATCTTTTGAGTATGTTTCACAATATACTCCATTGCATCCATTAATGAATCTAAAGCTTCTTCAGTAAGGGGTTCACCAGAAAACATTAATCCGTCAGAGTCTGTCAGATCTTTTCTTATCTCTTCCATTCTTTTTCCGATGTCTTTTTTATCTTTTTCGGTAAAGCCTTCAGCGTCTTTTAAATTGATTTTATTCATTTGATTAGTTCTTCCTAATAAAAAATCAATAGATACATCAAAATAATCAGCTACTTTTTGTACGCGTTCAACAGAAGGTGTTCTTTTTTTCCACTGATAAATTGTATTTTGACCAAAATCTAACTCTTCTTCTAATTTAGTTACTGATATACCTCTATTTAAACAAAGTTCTTTAATCCTATCTGTAATACTCATGTAAATCGCCCTTTCAAGCTAATACACGATTTTTATTCAATTAGTTAGTTAAAACATTTGACAACTAACTAATTGAATAATATACTAATGTGCATAAGCTACTTATTTAGCTTTTTAAACACTACTTAATAAAGGCTCTATTCCACGTTCCCCAACGTACAAAAGCTATAGTTGTAGGTTTGTTTAGCTATGAGTTCATTTTAATCAATAAGTTAGTTATTGTCAATAATAAGCTAAATAATTAGCTTATTTTCTAAAAATGAGGTGAATAGAATGAAAAATGAATTCGGCATGAAGGTTCGAGCAACACTATTCGCTAAAAACATGCAACAAAAAGATTTAGCAAAATTACTTGGAATATCAGGTCCTTATTTATCCGATATTCTTCGAGATAAAAGAGAAGCGAAAAGTGTCAGGGCGAAGATTATTAAGATTTTGGATATGAAGGAGGTTTCTTAAAAACATGAGTGGATCACAAGCTATTAATCCTTTACCTAGTCAACTGGTTTTTGTGGAGAGAAATGTAATTGTAACAGACAGTTTAACAATTGCAAAAATGTTTAATAAACGCCATGACAATGTTATAGCCGATATTCGTACTCAAATTGATTATGCAGGCGAAGAATTTTCACTCCTAAATTTTCAGGAGTCAAAATACAGAAAACGTGGTAAAGAGTATCCAAAATTCAATTTAACCGAAGAAGCTTTTACATTGGTTGTTATGAGTTATAACACAAAAGAAGCTGTACAAATGAAAATTAAATTTATCCAAGAATTTAAGAGAATGAGGGAATATATACAGCAACAAAGTGATCAGCAAAAACGTATGTCCCCGTTACAAATGATTAATACCATTTCAAGTGAAATGATGAAACAAGATGAACGACTAGTGACGATTGAGCACAAGTTAAATGAAAAGATGACAATAGATAGCTATCAACAAACAACGTTACTAAACGCAAAGTTGCGTCGAGTGGAAAGGCTTTGGGGTGAAGAACCAAAAATCCGTGAAGCATTTGAAGATAAAAGAATTTTACATAGTAGAGCATGGAAAGACTTTAGGAAAGCTTTTGTGGTTCCGAGTTATCGTGATACGAAAGAAAAAGATTTTGAAGAAGCATTAACGTATTTAAAAGCCTGGAGACCAGGACTTATATAAGAGTAATAGGGAGGTTTTACAAGTGAATATTGATTTAAACAGTTTAGCAGATGGTGCAGTAGCAGAAAAAGTTGATGCAGAGTTTCAACGTGTATTAAAAAATATGGCGGATCCAAATACAGATCCTACAAAGCCAAGGTCAATTACTTTGACGCTTACTTTTAAAGGTAATAAAAAGCGTGAAATTTGGGATTGTACCTCTAAAGTCTCATCAAAACTAGTAGCGGCAAAAGAAGTGGAATCTACATTCATAGTTGGTAGGGATCATGATGGTGGTGTCGTTGGCCGAGAACTAAATTCTGGTGTGAAAGGTCAAATGTACATAGATGGTGATGGGGATGTCGCTACTGATGTAGGTGAAAAAATTACAGTAGAAGAACAACCAAAGCCAGCTGCACCTGTACCTACTGAAAAACACGTTGTAGATTTCCGTAAACAAAAAACTAACTAATAAATTGTAAAGGGGAAATAAAAAATGATTAAAGAAGCACTTCAATATTTAGTGAAATTAGGAAATACAGAAACGAAAGACATTGATGGCCAAACGTTTTCGACGCAACCATTACATGTTGTTGAAGAACCAACAGCAAGAGCAATATTAGTTCGCAACTTATCTGGTCTAGTAGATTATGTAAAATCAAACTTTGATGTAGAAGAGCAACTAATGATTCATATCGCAAGCCCTACCACAGTAAACTGCTTCACAGCAATTAATGGAAACTATAACCGTAGTACATTTGTAAAAACAGAAGCTCTTATTCCAGATTTTGATTTTGGCTATTGGCATGATGTAGAGAATTTTATTATTAACCTTCAATCAGCCTTTGTAAAAAACGATGATCGGGATGTAATGCTTAGAGTGGTTGGAAATATAACAGAAGAAAATGTGAAGTCTTGGGGTGATAATGGAGTTTCGCAAAGTGTTGTGGCAAAAAGTGGCCTTGCAACAGTAGACGAAGTAGCGGTTCCTAATCCAGTATCTTTACAACCATATAGAACATTTGTTGAGGTAGCACAACCAGAAAGCGATTTTATTTTCCGTATGAAAGATGGCCCAAGATGCTCACTTTATGAAGCAGATGGCGGCGCATGGAAGCTAGAAGCAATCAAAAATATTAAAGAATATTTAAATGCCGAACTAGCAGACGAAATTGAAAACAAAAAAGTATTTATCATTGCTTAATAGCAATTTATATAACTTTCAGCTGCACCTATAAACGGTGTGGCTGGAATTGAGGTGAATTAGATGGGATTAGCCGATAGGGTACTTCCGGAGCATATACAAAGAGCTGGGGCTTTAGAGAGTCAGCTACGTGAATATATGAAGAATCAAAAAATGTTAGAACAACAGAGTAATAGAGCGATGAATAATCGTGAGGTAACAACTGCATTGGAATTAAAGGAATTAAGTAATAAGCAAAAAGAAGAAGCTGTTGCAGTTGAAAAAGAACTAATTGAAATGTACATGCAAAAACAGAAAAAAGATAAATACATTAGAGATGAAGAACAAAAAAAGGTGCTTGAGGTAGCGAATCGCCTGGAATCGCTAGGCGGTAATCCAAAAGTAGTAGAGAAAATAAGGGAAAACGCATAAAAAAAGATCCATCATATTGATGGATGCTCAAAAAGTTAAAGGTAGATATAGATTTGGATTTAAAAATAAATTTACATTTGCAATTATAACATGATAAATGCACTAGCGGCCAAAAATATGTGCATTTATAAAAATATAAAGATAAATAGATTAATTAAAAACTATAAAGCAGGGAGCTGAAAGTAATGAATGATTTGTTGTTTGATAATAGTGATTGGTGTGATATCTGCGGTGATGTAATTCCATCTACTGATGTAAAAAGTATGCATATTGAAGGATGCGAGAAAACGCTTTGTAAGTCTTGTCGCGGTGAAGTGGAGCTTAAATTAAAAGTAGTTGAAACGTTAGTAATTAAAGACATGTTAACGGCTCTTACTAAAGGGTATGGAAGGGATAAAGTACGCGAATTTAATTTGGTTAAAGCAGAACGATACGTGCAAGAACATGGAATAACATTAGAGATTGAAAAGCGCGGCGGAAAGTTTAATCAAGAGAAATTGGGTGTATTCGTATCACTTTCTACAAATGAAATCATTGCGATTCTACAGTATTTACAGAAAAAGATTGGCAATCATTTGTGGATTAATGCAGTTGTCGGTGCGTTATTAGATAGAGGACTTGTGTACACGATGCAGTTAAAAGAAGGTGTTCACGATGACGGAACAACTGACATTCTTGCTGGATGATCTAACAAATACAACTGCAGCAATAAAAAACAAAAAAGTTATAGATTTTAGGGAACAGGCGCAGCCGTTTGATATAAGAAATGCTAAAGCGAAGCACCTGCCAGGACGTGTAAGATTCGCTGATGTGCTTGCTATTATTCCGTGTGATGTATGGAGTGCAGACGAGCTGCCACGCTCTGTAAAGCAGGATAATCACTTTGATATGTATATCGACTATGTAACAGCGTTATGGCGGTATAGACGAGCACAAGATAAAAGTTTCTTTTGGGACGAAGCAGAAGAGATTTGCAAAGCCGCGAGGGAATCGCAGGAACCGCAGCCGTTACGAATCTATTTTGATAGCGGATTTAAACCACAATATGTAACCAAATATTTGGAGGGTTAAAGATGAAAATTGTAGCAGTTATTGTACCAGTACCGCAGTTTATCAAAACACCATTCGAACTAGGTGACTGGGTAGCGTATGAATGTAATGATTACACAATGTTTGCAGAAGTAAAAGCAATGGAAGTTGAGAGAAAGAACGGTCGAATTAAAATTTTAGGTGTATGGGGAAATCACAGTGTATCTAATGTGGGTGATAGAGGATGGCAATATGCAGATCACTGCCGTTTAGTAACAGAAGATGAACAGTATTGGGAAGAGCGCCGCAGAGTCTTCGCTAAGAAAAAAAGAAGAAACAATGAATTTCATTCGGGTGATTTCGTTAGTGATGATAGTCGTGTTTTAACTGTAGGTCATCAAGATAAAGATACAGGGATTGTAACGGTGCTAGTAAATAATTCAGATGAATCATATGAAGTGGAACCGCATGATTTAGAAATACTTTTCTTTGCAGAAGATGCTGCAGGTTGAACCGGTAAAGAGTGCATTTAACGTTTTTTGAATATTGGGAATTTAAAAGGTGAAACAAGATATTGCGTAGAGAAAAATTGATTGGAAAGTTAATAGCTTTAGAGTGTTATAGGACAAAGGACCGCCAGTTGTGGGAATTGGACGAACTAGAATTGGCGGTCTTACTCGTTATAACGATCATAAAACGTTTAAAGGAGAATGGAATCATGAAATTTGAAATCTTATGTAATTGTGGAATGGATGTAGTAGCGGAACAAGAAAAGGGGAATGCTGTAGTACTTCCTATTATTGCGACAAAGGAGAATGGAATCCAGGGCGTTATAGTCCAAACAACAGAAAAAGAAATTCAAGTTACATGTACAAATTGTAATGAATCCGCACGATTCCTATTGGAACCAGAGAAAAGAGTGGAAGAAAGTCCAATTCTTGAATGGTCTAAAGTCTCATTAGTTAGCCAGGAGGGAGAACGATGAAATCTACATATAAATATCATATTTCAACAGTCTTCCCTCACTGGCGTTGTAATCACATTGTAGTAAAAGAAAATGAAAAGATGGCGAAATATCATTTTTACAAACAAATTAAAATGCAAGGTTTTATCAATATGCCGTTCGAACAGTTTGAGCCATTTATCACTTGTGAATATAAAGGTGTAGTTGATATAGCAACCCTATTTGGTAAGGAAGAACCATTCCGGAAGATGTGTAATTTTAGAAGAATCCCATTCGCAAAACGTGGAATGCGTGTCGAAGCGCAGGGAAGAAAAGGGACGATCGTCGGGAATTGTAAAAACGATTTATTCATTGTCCTGGATGATGATCCTCACAAGTTTAGGTTTAATCCTCATTGGGAGATTGTTTATTTCAATGATGAGGGTGAAATTATTAAAGATTATCGTAAAGGGGCTTATGCATTATGAGACACACAACAAACCTATATGTAATTACTCCAGAAGAAACGCAGCAGACTTTTGATATTACAGAGTTGTTCAAAATGCAGAAAGAACTAGATAAGCGAATCGGATATAAGGGTAACGATAAGTTAGATATGCTGTTCCGCGGGTTAATGGTTGAAATTGGTGAAGCCTGGAACGAAACAAGGGCCTTTAAAATGTGGAGCACAGGATTTGGAACACCAAAGGATGGTCTATTGGAAGAGTTAGTTGATGGATTCCACTTTCTAATGAACATTGTAATTGAATTAGAACGTCATACATTAAAAAGAAAACTCGTATCTGGATTTTCGAAACAATACATCATGAAGAAAAACGTGTTGAATGTAAACAGGCTTTTTGAATGGTATATGCAGGATATATTATCAGCTAAACGTGCATGGTGTGAATTTAAAAATTTAAGTGTAGCATTAACTCATTTACATAAAGCGTTCGGTATTTTCTTCCGTCTTTGCTATTTATACGGTTATAAATTTGAAGATGTTGTACAGGCCTACAAGGAGAAGAATAAGGAAAACTTTGAACGCCAAGCGAGCGGATATTGATATGTATACATTTGTTGTTACTTATGAATTACCGCCAATGGAAGGGACGCTAAATGTAGATATAAATGCAAAAGATGAACATGAAGCTTTATATATTGTTAGGAATTTTTTGTATCGTGCTGCTATAGTGCACGGTGCTAAACAAAAATATTATCAAATTTGAATTTTATACAAAAGCGAGGGAATGAGATATGAAAGAAAACATGCTCTATAAAATAAAAGCTCAAAAAGTAGATAACTCTATTAATATAACTGCAGAAACAAGCAATGATGTTTCTTTAGAGGAAGCGATTAATATAGCAAAGGAAGATGTACTACTTTCACCTTTAAATACTTATCGTAATTTTATAGTCGAGCCAATTTGTACAAAAGAAGAGTGGAAAGAAGGTACAGTTTCCTTTTGTCCAAGGTGCGGTGCTAATATTCGTGAATATGGGATTGGACAAGGTGGATCTTTTGATTGCTATGAGTGTAATACAACAATAGAAGCACATGTATATGTTCATGAAGAGGAGGATGATGAAGAATGAATGCAATGGATTTTTTGAGAATATCACCCCTTATTAACGACTGTCCGAATTGTGGTAATCAATTTGTTGGTAATGGTCAAGGTACATTAGAAGTTGATGACAATATAGTCAAACGTACTTGTAAGTGTGGATTTAATTTTGAATACGACGTTAGCAACGGAGTAAGTAAAAAGAAAATAAAACAAGTGATTGATGAAGCATTAAATAAATTGTAACCAAAGCGTTATTTTAATCGAAAAGGGGGATTACAATGTATCCGTTTTATGTAGATGGTGAAAAGGTGTTTTCATTCTCTTACAAGCCAAGTAAAGGGGTTGTGAAAGATGATGATACTGGCAAGTGGTACGAAATAACCAAAGTTGAGCAAGGGCGTGGGCGCAAAGTTTACGGAAAAGAAACTATTAATTTGGACGGTATGAATTGGCAACCTTATAAAGATTAATCGAAAAGGGGAATGAGAAATGGCTAGAAGACAAGCTAATAAAATAGTAAGAGTTCAATTTACAGAAGATCGTGTAATGTTGTTCGGAAATTCATATAAACCTTGGGAGATGCAATTTGAAGAATATTTATGGCTATTAAAACAAGATGGGAAACTTACTGATGTTGAGCAAGTAACAGTTTCTGATAACGAATGGGCATCTTGGGGCGGATTGAAATGGTGTCCAGAAGAAAGGTTCCAGCATCAGTTAAATCGCGAAGGGTGTCAGGATTCGGAACCAGATAATCCAAACCCTCGTCAATATAAAGAAATGACATTCTATAAGGATGCAAGTACAACAAGAAAAGTAAATAAGTCCGTATCTAATTATAAAAAGGGAATTTATTAATCGAAAAGGGAGAGATGGAAAATGGAACTATTAAAAACTCAACAATGTCCGTATTGTGAGTCAATTGTAGAAGATTGTCGTGCTGAATGGGAAGAAGGAAGTCACGAGGTAGAATGCGATTCATGCAACAAAAAATATCAAGTACAACCAATTTATGATTTTAAGGGTTTTGAAGTTCAAAAAGTTTGCGATCGGTGCAATGAGGTGGAAGAAGATTGCTATTGTGATGATGAGGAAGATGAAAACTAAACAAAATAGTTATTTGAATAGAAAGGGCGGATAAAAATGAGATATCAATTTAGAGTTTGGAATGTAATGAGTAAAAAAATGATGGGATGGAGAGAGATTTTTGATTTACCTGCATGGGAGATTTTCCCCGGAACGCCAGAACAACGTCCATTTAATGTTATGCAATACACGGGCTTAAAAGATAAGAACGGTAAGGAGATTTATGAAGGGGATATTTTAAAAGAGAAAGATATTGTGACTAAGGTTGTTTTTCATGATTTCCGATGGCAAGAAAAATTGATAAGTAGCCCGCGTAATCATCTGAAAAATTATTTTCCATTCAGAGATACATTACCTTTTACAGCAGTAGTGATTGGTAATATCTACGAAAATCCAGAGCTATTAGAAAACTAAACAAAATTCTTATTTGAGAGGAAGAAAGTAATGAATATACAGAAACGGTTTCAAAAAGCAATTAAGAACAATGAAAAGGCGATGGAAGAGCTTAGAAATTATACAAGTAATAGCGAACAAGTTAATAAAGCAATTACAGATAGACTGATAAAACTGAATGAAAATAATAGAGAGTTAAAGATGGCATTAGCTGTTAAAGCTGAATTTGATGCTGATGTTGAAGTAGAGGAAATTTAAATAAAATCTTTATTTAAAAAAACGAACAAAAAGTACCATTGGATCCAATGAAAGTTCGTTATTTGGAAGAGAGGGAGAATAAATGAAAACGAGACGTGAGCAACTAGCTTATATGACTGGACTAGTAGAATACAGTGGAGATCCTGGTTTGGAAGCGGCATATCAATTCGGTGAAAGAAATGGAATTAAAGAAAATATCCATGTTGGGATTCATCAAAAAGGAGAACAAAAAGCTGAATGGCTAATGGGGCAATTAATGAATCTAAAATTAGTGAAAAATAAAAAAAAGATAGAAGTTCCGTATCTAATTGTATTTCATCACACAATTAATACTTGTATGAAATTTTTACACGGAGAAGAAAAGTAAACCAAAACGATATTTTATTAGTAAAGGAGAATTAGAAATGAAGTTGCAAGACATAAAAAGAGATAAATCACTTTGGGAGAAAGCGGACATTGATGGTATTGGTAAAACTCTTCTGGTTGAAGAGAGTTATTATGACGGAATTGTAGAATGTATTGAAAAAATACAGGTAGCGCAAATGAACTTTTACAAAGTCATGTTTGCATTCGGTGAACATATTAAAGTCATTAGAGCAAATAATCGATTTGAAGCGGTCGGGTATTATTTATTGCATGTTATGAAGTACGGAGATATTCATGATGTTGTAGTTGAGGAAATGGAGCCAACTGAAAAAATCGAGTGGGAATGCATTGGATTTCCTGTTTATAAAACGTTAGAGGAAATTTATAAGGAGAACGAAACAGTTTGGTCAGACGATACGCCATGCGTTGTGGCCGGATTAGTGAGCTAAACAAAATCTTTATTTGAGAGAAAGAGAGGAAGTAGCATGGGTTACGGAAATAGAGGAATGGCATTTGAACAATTATTAAACATTACTTGTCGCATGTATAAATCAGCGAATGTAGGTATTTTTAATAAACGTCCAACACCGGTGAAAGTTATAAAAACGAATAAAAAAGGTGAAATAACCAAAAGTGCATGGGGAAGTAAATCTACTGTAGATTACGATGGCGTATATAAAGGAAGAGCTGTTTACTTCGAAGCGAAGTCTACTAAAGAAACAAAAAGATTCCCGTTAGATAGTATTAGTAGGCATCAAATTGATTATTTAAGGGATACGCAAGAGCATGGGTCCATTTGTTTCTTTTTAATAGAATTTAGAACAGATCATATTATCTATTTCGTTCCGGTTTCATTAGTAGCAGAATACTATGAAGCTATGCTATATGATGGTGGCCGTAAATCCATTCCAAGAGAAGAATTTGAACAACATGCGTATGTAGTAGAAAGAACTGATCGCGCTCTCGTAGATTACCTGGTACATGTAGATAAATTAGATTGGCCACTTTGCAGCTGATGGAACAAACAAAAGGTATCGATAAAAGAACTGTACGCATAAAGATAATAAATTTACAGGACCAACATTGTAATGGATGTGAGCATCAATATAAATCGAGTCATTGTTTACATAATTGTGTAATAGGTAAACAGATAAATAAATTAGGTACTGCTTTAGGAGGAACCTATGTAGCAGATCAGCCGAAACGGAGAACAAAAGCAGAATGGGATGTATTATGTGAGGAAACGTTAATAATGCAAGAGATGGGTATGACGAATGTACAGATAGCAAAAGAACTTGGTATACGAGATCCAAGTTATATAAGTGAACAATTAAAAAAGAGGAATCTAAGATGAAAATTTCACATACCGCATTAAAAGGATAAATAAAAAATAATGCAAGCAATAGTCCACAATTAGAGGGCGTTTGATTATGCATAGGAAAGCAAGTCTTCCTATATATAATTCAGCGTCCTATTTTTATATAAAAGGAGGAACCTGGTATGAAGGATTTAATGGTGCAGTATACCAAAACAAGAAAGACATTAGAAGAATCTAAGGTGGGCGCGACAGAAAAGGATATAAGTATTATTAATGAAATGATTAGTGATATAAATTATGCTCTGGAATGGATGCGTACTGCAAAACAGCCAGGTAAAACAAGAGGGATTGAACGTAGGGCTGCATATGAGCGCGAGAAGCCATGTGACCCATTGTTAATGCAAAGATATGTACGTAGTACTGAAATGCCAGTATATGAATGGGATACAGAAGTGAAAGAGAGCGCCATATCTGAATGGGATCGTATACAGCTAGAAGATGCATTATCAACTCTAACAGAAAGGGAAAAGGAAATATATATAATGTCTAGAGGGTATGGATTTACGCAGGATAAAATCTCCAATTATTTAAAATTGCAAAGAACTACTGTTCAAGAATATTTAAAACGAGCGGATAAAAAGATTGGTGAGAGAATGAGTGGAAGTCTATTTTGTATAAGATAGGGGCCAAAAAAATTGTGCTCTTAAAGACAGTTAATCTACGATCTAACATTATACCTGTATCCGTAATTAAATTGATAAATAAAATACATAATATTCAAATTATTAAACTGTAAATATCTTGAAACAGCGGTTTTAAAGGTAATAATCGTTGGATTTCATTATTTTTCCGCTTTCTGAAGGGTATATATTTTTATAGCTTTATGTATTAAGATAGAGCTGTGCTAGAAAATACCGGTAAAAAAGCATAAATAAGGAAAAGGGATGGGATTAAAAATGAAGACTGTATTAAGAAATATTGTATCGATGGCTCTTGTACTCGCTTTGTTTACAACTTCTTTCGCTGGAATCTCCAAAGCTCAAGAGATTAATAGTGAAGAAGAAAAATTAGTGCAAGAAGTAGCTGCACAATTGAAATTTGTTGTTGAAGAAGCTGCAATTAAAGATAAACATGGAAGAGTAGTAGATATTGATATTGATATGATAGAAAACAAATATGGTAAAACTGAAGAATTAGAACAATTGAGACAAGAAATCCAACGTGTAAATACACCACCTGGCTATGAAGATCCATTCAAACAAGAAACGGAAGCTGTAGATAACTGTATAGAAAGAAAACTTATAGCAAATTATAAAGAATTTCTATCAGTAGGCTTTATAGGTTCTATTATTGCTAATATTACTAACAAAGAATATGAATTAGCAGCTAGAAAAATGATTAGATTAGGCGTAAAAGGTAATTTAATTGGTTTAGCTGGTCAGCTTGCTTGGTATCTAGGTACATGTATTTATGAAGAAGAAGGCTGGACAGGAAAAACATGGTGATTAATAAAAAACAACCTCTTATTTTCTAGAGGTTGTTTTTTTTGAAGAAAATAACCACATCATAATTTCAAAAAACACTACTATAAATAGTGTTTTTATAAGGTTTTCAAACCAATTGAATTGATTATGATTAGCATAGTTAAAAGCTATCAATACAATATACAGTAGGACTATAAAAATTAACGGTCTCTTATAAGGGGTACCGCCAGCATTTCGGAAAAAAACCACACTGAGGATTTTTTCCGAAATGCTGGCGGTACCCCATGCCCATCAACTTAAGAATTTGCACTACCCCCAAGTGTCAAAAAACGTTATTCTTTCTAAAAAGCTAGCTAGAAAGGATGACATTTTTTATGAATCTTTCAATTCAAGATGAATTACAACTATTTTCTGAAGAGCTGTATCGTCATTTAACCCCTTCTCTTTTGGAAGAACTCGCTAAAGAATTAGGTTTTGTAAAAAGAAAACGAAAGTTTTCAGGAAATGAATTAGCTACCATATGTATCTGGGTCAGTCAACGTACAGCGAGTGATTCTCTCGTTCGACTATGCAGTCAATTACACGCCGCCACAGGCACTCTTATGAGTCCAGAAGGACTCAATAAACGCTTTGATAAAAAAGCGGTTGAATTTTTGAAATATATTTTTTCTGCATTATGGAAAAGTAAACTTTGTAAAACATCAGCCATTTCAAGTGCAGCACTCACGTATTTTCAACGAATCCGTATTTTAGATGCGACGATTTTCCAAGTACCGAAACATTTAGCACATGTATATCCTGGGTCAGGTGGTTGTGCACAAACTGCAGGTATCAAGATTCAATTAGAATATGACTTACACAGCGGACAGTTTTTAAACTTCCAGGTAGGTCCTGGAAAAAATAATGATAAAACATTTGGAACAGATTGCTTAGATACCTTACGGCCGGGTGATCTGTGTATTCGTGATTTAGGATATTTTTCATTGGAAGACTTAGATCAAATGGATCAACGTGGCGTGTGCTATATATCAAGACTTAAGTTAAACCATACCGTCTATACGAAAAATCCATTTCCAGAATACTTTCGAAATGGGACAATCAAAAAACAGTCACAGTATATCCAAGTTGATTTAGAGAACATTATGCACACGTTAAAACCAGGACAAACGTATGAAATAAAAGAGTCGTATATTGGCAAGAATCAAAGATTATTTACAAGAGTAATTATCTACCGATTAACAGAGGAACAAATACTGGAACGTAGAAAAAAACAAAGCTATACCGAAAGTAAAAAGGGGATTACATTTTCAGAAAAGAGTAAACGATTAACGGGTATCAACATATATGTTACGAATACGCCTTGGGAAGTGGTTCCGATGGAACAAATCCATGATTTTTACTCCCTCCGCTGGCAGATCGAAATCATATTTAAAACGTGGAAATCTCTATTTCAAATTCATCATTGGCAAACTATCAAACAAGAGCGATTAGAATGCCATGTGTATGGAAAACTCATTGCCATTTTTATATGTTCTTCCACGATGTTTAAGATGCGCCAACTTCTGTTGCAAAAGCACAAAAGAGAACTAAGCGAATATAAAGCAATTGGGATGATTCAAGATCATCTATCCCTGTTATATCAAGCGATACAGAGAAACACCCGTATAATAACAAAGGTTTTAATCCGCCTGTTTACCCTACTAAAGAAAAATGGCCGGAAATCCCATCGATATGAGAAGAAAACTATCTTTGATATTATGGGTGTTGTCTATGAGTATAATGGATTGAGAAAACAAAAGAAAGCTGCATAAGAAAAAAATGAAACCCGTTAGGGTTTATTTCGTATGCTCATTTTTAAGAGGATTATACTGTTTAAAAGTTTGTTCATTTCAATTAATGGAAAACCGTAGAGTTTCTATCCTTAAGTTGATGGGCATGTGGCGGTACCCCTATAAGGGCGCAAATAGAAACAAGAAAACATGGCTTACAGGAAACGATGAGCGTGTTTGTAAAGAATGTGGTGGTTTACATGGGGAAACAGTAGATATTGATGATTTATTTAGCAACGGAAAGATGTGTCCGCCAGCTCATCCACATTGTCGCTGCACTATGGTTTCAGAAGAGTAATAAAATACACCTATTTGATTGGG